TAAGTGCTTTGCAATCAACAATTTGTAACAAACACAAAACAAAGAGCTTAAAAATGCCTTTTAAGCAATATTATTTGCTTTATGGCACTTGGACATGTCTGAGGGGCTTAGAGCGGGTTATAGGGCAATTTAGCCAATTTTGTCCCTTTAGAATCAACAAGTTAAAAACCAGAAATTTGACTATTGGACTGTCAAATTTCTGGTTTTTGGTTTGATTAAGCAGAGAAGATAAACTTTCCCCACTGCTCTGCGATCTTGGTCCAAGACTTCAAATTGGTCATTGGCATAGACTTCATGAAATTGTAATTCTTGAAAGCCATACGAACTGCCATAATTCCAACTTCAGTCTTCACTTGCGTAAGAACAAAATTGTTAAAATTCTCAAGCATTGTAGCCCAAGTCTTCAAATATGGCTTGTCCGTGCGCCAATCACGCTTTTCAACTTGGCGATCTGCTACCTTTTCCATAACACCAGTCCCATCGCTGTGATCAAACCAAAAATTACGCAACTCGTACAACATGCTCATAATGATCTGATAATGTGCGCTGATTTCAGTTGTCTTAATCTCTGTCACTTTACCAGACAGAATATCAGCAGGATGTGGAAGAGTCTTGCCAATCTTCATATACGCCATGAACGATGTAGCGGTACCAGAACCAACAGCAGATGCAACCAAATCTCGAATTACACTATCTGACAGAGAAGCTTCATCTTTATCAGTAGTGATAAGCTGGCTTACAAATTCCCAACTACGCGGAGTCGGAAAAGACTTATCAGCGCTCGTAGGATCAAACTCATACAACTTGTCTTTGAAGGTTGACAAAAAAGCAACAACATCAGGATTGATATTTTCGCTCAAAGCCCAATCCAACCAAGAATCAAAATCAGGCTTAACTTGAAAGTGAACAAAACGATTTGCAAGCGGAGAAGGCATACGGAAAGTTACTCCGCGGTCTGTCTCACGATTTCCAGCGGCGACAATAACCACATTGTCAGGAAGCTTATACGTTCCAGCAGCTCGGTCTTGAACCAACTGATATGCAGAAGCTTGCACAGCAGGAGCAGCACTATTCATTTCGTCCAAAAACAAAATGACAATTGGATACTCAGCAGCAAATTCAGCAGTCGGCATACGCTCGTCAGGCGCCCAGCGCATAGCGCCAGCACCGTTATTTGCAGTTGGATTTAAATATGGAATACCAATGAGATCAGATTGCTGCATCTGACTCAAACGAAGATCAATAGAAATTCCACCAAGAAGCTTGGCAATTTGCGCTATAACTGACGACTTGCCAATTCCAGGACCAGACCACAGAAAAAGCGGGCGCTGTTTCTTCAAGCATCGCTTGATCAGAGGAACCAATTCATTCAGCGTGTACGATGCAGTTGTGTCAATCTTTGCCATTTTTTGTGTTATCCTTTCGTATTTTTGCTACTCTTTAATGGTATCAATGTTTGGGTTGTTTGTCAAGCTTTTCTTTTCCACAGGCTAAGTTGTTGATTTTAAAAGGATAGACTGATTTGTAGAACAGTTGGAAAAACGTTTGTCAAATACCAGACTCCAACACTGTTGTAAAGATTACGCATTTCATGTCCTTTCGACTACAAATATAGCATAACAAAGTTTGGGATGATTGTCAAGAGTTTCTTTTTGATGCCAATTTTGCTGTTTCTGTTGGATTTTTTATATATTCAATTGCCCAACCATTTTGTTGAACAGCAGCCATTTGCACAGCTTTGCTTGGCTTGTCGATGTATTGAATTGCACGATAATTTCGTTGAACAGCAGCCATTTGCACAGCTTTGCTTGGCTTGCTGATGTATTCAATTGCATAACCATTTTGTTGAACAGCAGCCATTTGTGCTTTTTCATTCATATATAAAAAATATCCTAAATAAATTTATTTGTTAACAATAAGTGCTTTGTTTTGAATATTTTAAGACAGCAATTTAGCCATTAATTTGACATTAATTGTTGGCTTTTTTATGTGTTGAATTGCCTGATAATTTCGTTGAATAGCAGCCAGTTGCACAGCTTCGCTTGGCTTGTCGATGTAGCAAATTGCCCAACCATCTTCTTGAACAGCAGCCAGTTGCACAGCTTCGCTTGGATTCCTGATGTATTTAATTGCACAACCATTTTGTTGAACAGCAGCCAGTTGCACAGCTTCGCTTGGCTTGCTGATGTGGTAAATTGCACAACCATTTTGTTGAACAGCAGCTAGTTGCACAGCTTCGCTTGGATTTCTGATGTATTCAATTGCCCAACCATTTCGTTGAACAGCAGCCAGTTGCACAGCTTCGCTTGGCTTGCTGATGCCTCGAATTGCATAACCATTTTGTTGAACAGCAGCCAGTTGCACAGCTTCGCTTGGATTTCTGATGTATTCAATTGCATAACCATTTTGTTGAACAGCAGCTAGTTGCACAGCTTCGCTTGGATTTCTGATGTATTCAATTGCCCAACCATTTTGTTGAACAGCAGCTAGTTGCACAGCTTTGCTTGGATTTCTGATGTATTCAATTGCACAACCATTTTGTTGAACAGCAGCCAGTTGCACAGCTTCGCTTGGCTTGCTGATGTGGTAAATTGCACAACCATTTTGTTGAACAGCAGCCAGTTGCACAGCTTCGCTTGGATTTCTGATGTATTCAATTGCCCAACCATTTTGTTGAACAGCAGCTAGTTGTTCTTTTTCATTCATATATAAAGAATATCCTAAATAAATTTATTTGTCAATATTTATGTTGATTTTATTCCAAAGTTTGATAATATTTTTACATGCGCGAAAATCATCCAGAATTGACGAAAGCCAGCTTAACTGTATTGTTGAATCTGGTTTAAAAATGAGGTCTGTTTTAAAAATGCATATGGACCCAATCTTGCGTCAGAATTATTCAATAATATAGATGCATGTCTAGGGGATGCATCAGGAATGGCAATGATGCGTATTCTTTGCAGAGATAATTTAAATGTAACGTTGCGTTGGACGGTTCCAATGATTAACAAGATCAATGTAATTAAAGCAATTCGTTCATCTCAAATTATTGATAAAAATGATGGACCCACTTATAATTACTACAAATATGGGTTGATAGAAACAAAATATATTGCTGATAGATGGAGTTGGGATGCACAAAATAGATGTGATTTTCTGTTTCTTGGGAATGCTATGGCACAGAAGAATTGGACAATTTTCGTGAAGTATTAAAAGAGAAATCAATTTACATATACTAAATTGGAAGAAGAAATAAAATACCGCAAATTGTGCGGTATTTTATTTCTTCTTCCAAATACTTACCCAATCTTCCCAATGAGCGATATCTTCATCTGGAGCACCAATATATGTTTCAACTAATTCCAGATCATAACCATTTCTAACAGCCCATTTGGTCAATGCATTTCCTGCATCTGGATAAAATCTCCAGCAATCCACTGGATGCCGATGAACATAACCATTACTCGGCGAATTGATATAAATATATCCACCACTTTTTACTACTCTTGCCATTTCTAAAAACATAACCCAAAAAAGTTCCATATGCTCAAATGCTGAAGACGACACTACTACATCTGCATAATTATTTTCCAATGGCAATACATATGAATCATCTGTGACAATATCTACGCCAATTCCAGCAGAACAGTCAAGACCAATATATTTGCAATTTGGAGATGCCACTTGTCGTAACGATCCTTGTGCTGGAACCACTTCTTGGCTTCCTATTTCAACAATGGTTCCTGATTGAACGTACTTATCAAAAAACTTTTTTCCACTTATCAATGCTGATCTGTGCATTATTTCCTCCTAATTCCATCCCAAAGCTGTGTATGGTTCTTGTCGATTGTCTACAATGATATGCTTAAATGCTTTCGCAGCAGCCGCATAAGAAGGAACTTGAAAATCGTGCATTACTACTAATGGCTGCTTAACTTTTTCTGAGATATATTTTATAGTATCACATCTACGATCACCAGAAGTAGAATTATCTACAAAAATTAGATCAAACAATTCTAAATCCAAAGAATCCAAAAATGTTTCTATTGGTTCTGGAACTACAATCATAGTATGTCTGCTATCTTCAACTTTTGCAACAGCAGCCCAATTTGGATCATTTTCAACAGTTACCAATTTTTTCAAAAGTGGAAATAATTCACGATTCAAAAACATTCCAGTACTATATCTGCCAGCGCCTAACTCCAAAATACTCTTTACATCATCTCCCATAGCAGATAACATATTCATATGTGTTGCATATGGATCAGATGTTTGTGTATAATTAAATAATTTAGTGATTCTCATTCAATCTCCGTTATGCATTGCTAATTCCTGGCAATGCTGTTCTTTTATAAAAATCTCGTTCTTCATTAATTGCATTGCTATCTTCATACCATGGCAAGTGCTCCATAACATATGGAAAATCAAGCCTTATGTGTGTCGCTGATGGCCAAATTCCCCATCCTGGATTATATAAAGCAAAAGTTGTATCTATAAGAGCAAAGTAAGAATCATTATCAGCAGTTTTTCTAGTCCAATAATTTACTTCACTGTCCAACATTAATTGTTTTCTATGATAATGATCTGGAAGATTATCTATTCGTAATCCAGGGCCAACTTTTGCAGGAGCATATCTATCAGCAACTTCGTGCATTTTTCTTACCAAATCTGCTGGACAATTTGCATCTGGAACAACATCAGGATCAGTTACTATAAATCTTGTATTTTGAACTATATTAAGTTTCCAAAATGCATCATGGCCAAGATTGGAAGTTCTATTGATAATATTCAATCCTGATGTTTTGTAATAACAAAGCAATGGTTCCCATGTTGATGCATTATCAATCACAGCAATATTTGTCATACCTGCGTCCCAAAGCCAATTAACCAATTTTCTAAATCCTCTTTCCAGATTATTAAAATTAGTTATATAAATCGGGGTTGATTTCCAATCTTCCATTATTCTTTTTCATCCTCTGAAAATGAATAACTAAAATCAAAATCTAATTCTTCAACTTTAAATTCATTCAACGTAATATAAAATTTTGGATATGTCTTTGGAACTTCTCCTGTATATTTTTTGGCCACAGAAACATGAGGAATATATTCATCATAATCTGATTCTGCTCCTAATTCTATAGATTGGGAATAAATTCCAATTAATTTATCTTTTTCCAATTTTAGCACCAACAAATCACCAAAAACTTCCCAACCAATAGCTTTTACTTTTATTGGCAATTTTGGTTTTATATCATAAATTTCTGGAACAGCTTTTCGAGAATAAGTAACTGTAACATGATATTCATCTAGATCGACCAAATTTTCTATTTTATTGGTTTCCAACCAATCATGCAATTTTTTTCTACTTTCACTATTCAACTGGAAAGAAGAGTATGTTCCTTTCTTTTTTTCTGCTGCTTCCATTATTTTATAAAAATCACTAAACGATTTCATTTTTAATAAATTCCTTTGTAAAAGTATTTAAGTCCAAATCTAACATTTTCAATAAAACAGCATATTGTTGTTCGACTATATATAATAGAGAAGACTTTTGATTTTTATTATGATCACAATAATATGGGCAAGGCATTTTTGCCAATCCCAATACTATTGATCCAGACCATATAGTATTATAATCTATTTCAAATTTATAAAATTCTATTTTTACTTGATTAAATCTAAAAAATCCATCTGCTGTTAGATGCATTCCTTTTCCTTTAATCCACCAACTTAAATTATCTAAAATAGGAAGTTCCATTTTATAAATATCACGATAGTCTTGATATATTTTTACTTCCCATTGTAGTTTTGTTAGCATCAATTATTTATTCTGGATATGAAGCACTCAATAATTGCGAAAAATAATTTGCTTGATCGCTAATTTTGGTTAGTTCGTATTTTCCGCAAAACTTTAGAAAAAATATTCCAATACTCGAACGATTCTTTGGAACGCACGCATCAGCAATAGTCTCAAATATTAATTCTTTAATATGATCTGGTTGCATAGTAAGATTAACCAATCCAACATTCCTATTATAATCATCCAAAACTTTGTGTTCAATTCCATTATGATCTAGCCATCTCGTCATCATCATTGAGGACCATGCAAATCCTTGTTTATATCTATCTTCAAATGCTTCTCGCAAACCAACTTTTGTTTTGCTTCCTTTTTCTCGAATTCCTGGAAAACTACTGAATATGTTATCAGTAGTACACCCACGAACTGCTTTCTCAAATACTGACCATTCTGGGTCTGGGGGAACTTTTGGAAGATTGGTCTTTTTATCTTTAACTACATTTCCTTTATAATCAAACACTCCTTGAGTTGTTATTGTTTGGTCTGCAATTCCGTTATACATAATTACATTGGGTGCAAGCAATTGTTCAAAATCTTTATCGCTGCTTACAATAATATGATAGTCATTTGGGTGTGCCTGAATGAAACCTGAAAAATTATCGTCTGTTTCCAAAATAGGATTATATAATACTGTGCAGTTGGTTTTTTCTGTAATAAATTTCTGAAAAATATCAAAAGCATCAAAAAACAATTGATCTAATTCTTGCTCTTTTGGAGTACATTTTTTTTTAGCTTCTGCTCTATTTCTTTTATATGGGGGATATACACTTTTTCTCCAACTGTTGCCATCAAATGAGAACACTAAATGTGTACCAGATCGAACCCGCCAAATTTTACCAATACTCGCAAATAGCATATGTAAAGACATGCCAACTATTTCTTCTGGCGTACCTTTAATCATATGTTTTACCCGATGCAAGAGATGATTACTATCGATCAATAAAAATTTATTCATAAACTATGATCCTTTATCCTTGTCAAGAAATTAAGTCCAATTTTGCTCACAATACAAAGCAATACATCATTTAATATCACACCTGAAAGTATTAGAACCAGCATGAATAAAATGATGTTCATGCACTTTGCACCCAAATCTTATATAAGAATAATATTTCTTAATGTATTCATTGCATCTCCCATTTCGTAAATTCTGGATTTGCTCTTGTGAAATTTTCTATAAAATCTGCAAGATGTTGTATTCCTTCGTGCTCTTCATCTTTATCACTCTTGCTGTTCCAATAAGAAGCATCATGCGGGCAAGCTCCAGCATGAAAAATTTCATGCCATAATGTATTTCTCAAATCCCTATGACCCAAAGTATATGAATATATTATTTGAAAATTTTCACAATCTGTAGCTGCTACTGCTTTTCTATCTTTTAGATGATCGAAAAATCCTTGACCTAAATCATCTACGTTCCATATATACCATTGTTTTCCATTTATGCTTACAATTGTTGGATTATCTGGCAATAAATCAGTTTTTTTATTTGGAATAATTCCCACATAAAATTGTATGAAAATTCCCAATGCTAAGAATAACATTATTGACATAACAATAATAATTATTTTCATTATTTCCTTTATGAATGTTCAGTTCTGCCATCTTCTAATTGCTTTCTTTTGATAATTTTTCTTTTATCTGGGTCAGCAGTTTCTTGCTCATATTCTTCAGTAATAACTGATCTACAAATATCATTAAACCATTGTTCTACTATTGCATGATCGTTTCTTCCCCTATATCCAGCTTTTACTAATTTGGCCAGAAATACATCATTCCAATCTAAATCAAATGCGCCATCCGATAAATTATTAGGATCGATATTAAATCCAATTATATCAACCCATGGCTCATGATTTAGTGTCGCAGTTTCTTTCGCTGATTTTTGTTCTTTTCTAGATTTTCTTCTTTCAAAAAATTTCTTTATAAAATTCATTTATTCCTCCATATCCAATACATCAATATAAGCTCTTTCTTCGCCTTCTTCAAATAAATTAAATTCTTTTGATTTTTTCTCATATGGATTAGATTTTGATTTTAATTCACTTTCTGGCCATTCAGCTTGCATATAAAACACATAGCCTTGTGTTTTTGGGGGCATCTTGTTCCATTCTTCAAGAGTCACTAATTTAATTTCGTCCATATTTCTATTATTTCCCCTTAGTTATTAAATTATATCCATCATCTTTTATTGTGTTCTCATTACAATGTTTGCATTAATCAAAATCCCCACTTGTTATTCCACAAAGAACATTGTAATCTTGGTGAATATCTATAACCATTTTCAATTGCCATTTCTGCTACTTTTGTAGCATTATGAGAATTATTTACATTATTTGATCCTTCTGCCATCAAATATATAGATCCTTTGAATCCAGCATCTCTATATTCTTTTTCTGCTTGTTTTACATCATTCAAATCTTCATCATTAGAAACCACAAATTTCAAATAAACTTTACTTCCTGGAATAGTTGTATAATCCATCACTACTTCTGGTAAAATAGATGATTCCCAAGTTTCTCCAGAACAAGGCAATTTTGCACTAACTGAAAATAATGTATTTAAATGATGAAAATTATAGCAATCACATAATCCTCTTCTTAATTCACTGGAAATTTTCTTTGTTCCGTTAGTTTCAAAAGTAAGATCAGTGAGATTCATATTTCTATTATAAATTTCTTTTAATAACTCTGGATACTGCTTTTGCCATCCAAGTAAGGGTTCTCCGCCAGTTAAAATCAAATGGCAATCCTGATTGAATTTTCCATCTCTAAGCAAATTTTGAATTCTATCAACTATTTGTTCTATGGTTTGTTCTGGACTTAAATCTTTAAAACGAGGGTCCCAAGAACTGTAAGAATCGCATCCAAAATTTAATATTGGTAATTGCTTAAAATCAGTATATTTGGTTGGATCAACTTGAAATCTTTCTGTGCTTTTTTCTCCCAGTGGCATATTAAATCCAGCACAAGTTTTGTTGCACCCAAAAACACGAACGAATACACTAGGAGTTCCACTATATCCTTCGCCTTGAATTGTTCCACCTTTTTTATTACCACCAAAAATTTCTGCTATTTTAATTGCCATCATATTCCTTATGTCTATCTTCTATATCTTTAAAATACTTGCCATCATAGTCATTGAATAATTCTTTTAATTTATCATATCCAACGTCAACTATAATTTCTTTTTTCTTTTTATGTGTCCAACACCAAGTAAATACTGGATCATGAATATAAATATGGAATAAATCACCAACTGTTCCATAATATTCTTTAATCGTGAAAACTTGGCCTTGCTCTACTATTCTTCCATATTTGGGAAGAGGAATACACATCAATAAATCGCATATTCTTCCAAGAATTTCATCACTGAACCATACAACCAATGCTAACCACCATGGTCGATCAATTAAATAAATCGATCCTGAACGATATTTAAAGTAACAATTACCACCAAAATGCCAACTTGTCATATTAATCCTTTAGTTGCTTCCATCCCAGCTTTAATAAATCAGTTCTAATTTCATCAGTAACCACTTCTTCATTAACAAACTTTGGATATCGTAATTTAATAATGTCGTCAGAACCCATTCCAGAACAATAATAATTTATATAAGTTTCGCCGCAATCTCTCAATTCAGCAACCACTGATCCTGAACCTCTCCATGAAGTTGACCAATATTCACCAACTAATATAGACTCAATATCCAATGGTTGCCATTTGCATATTAATGCAGCATATAAATTTTGAGCATAATTATCATCTTTAATTTTCTCTTTTATATATGCACTATTTTTCAGATCGTTTTTTAGATTAAATTTTTCATTCAACATAATTTATCCTAAATCATCATTGCAATTTTTACAACGCATATCTGGTTCAAAATTGCTAGTAAACAAAATAACTCCACACGAATGCCCTTTTAAACGACACCAAAATGCAGTCCATAAACTTACTCCTTTGGCTGGTTTAGAAAACAAATAATACAAAGTATGATACATAACTATATTTTCTCCAATTAAAAGGGAATGTGTTACTCATTCCCTTTTATTTAGGACATCACGATTTAATGTGATTGCCTCCACCAGATAGTCTTTGCTATCAGTCAAGCATTTATTTAGAATTAAAAAATGCCATAAATTCTGCTTTAGCGCTAGGGTTCTCTTTAAATACTCCACCCAGTCTAGAAGTAATGGTACTACTATTTTGGTCACGAATACCGCGATTGCGAACACATGAATGCTCTGCATTTATTGCTACAGCAATATTGTCTGTTTCTAAAATGTAGTTAAGAGCATAAAATATTTGTTCTGTTAATCTCTCTTGAATTTGTGGTCTTCTAGAAAAGAAATCAACAATTCTAGGAAATTTACTCAATCCCAAAATCTTATTATGTGGTATATAAGCAATGGTTGCATATCCATCAAAATTTTGGAAATGATGTTCACAAACTGAATGAACTGTTATATCTTTTACTGTTACCATTTCGTCATATAGCATCCTATTTTCGACAGTTGTACATTTTGGAAAATTATTATAGTCCAATCCCCACATTGTTTCATACACTAACATTTTAGCAAATCTTCTGGGAGTTTCTTTCAAACTATCATCAGATAAATCTAAGTTCAACATCTTCATTATATTACGAAAATTTATTTCTATTGATTCAATTTTTTGATAATCACTATTAAAAATAGAAGAATCTGACGTAGGAGTTTCCACACCTTTTTCTTGCAGAATTTTTTTAATAATCATTCCCAACAATGGATCAGCTTTTCCTTCGCTCATTATTATTTTTCCTTATATCTAATATTATCAAAGAAACTTATCAAAGTCAAGCATAAATAATGCCAGCCACGATGCGAGAACATCTACTGACTCTAACGTTCGATAGGAGAACATCAGCATATGTTTATTTATACAACGGAATATTTCATAGAAAGAGCCAATAAAATTCCAATATTAATCATTTCTTATTGTAATAAAAATAAAATAGAAAAACGTATTAAGAAATTTTTTAATAAAATATCTTATTAAAAGTAGTTTGTGAATTTTTAGATTTTAATCCGCACTTCCCACGACCACGAAAGCACATCCAATATCGATCATAATCATCTATTAATTTCATAGCTTCATCATAATGACTTGTTTGAAAAATACTGTCTATGATATCACTACAAAATAATTTATCATAATAAAGAATGGACCCATTTTTTTTATTACTGGTTAAAGTAGTCATTACTGCTGGAAAAATACCACTATCATATTTTTTATTTGCACAATGTATAGTTTCAATATGCTCCCAAACATTGTGTGCTTGAATTAAAGCATATGAAAATGAGTCCCAACTATTTTTAGATACTTTTCCTGATTTATTTAGTGATTTTGGTCCGTGAAAACACACATCACTAATTTTAAGTCTTGCACTAATTGGGCTATCTTCAAACTTAGAATAATAACCATCTTGTTCTCCAACCTCTTTTAATGATCGATAGTCAGTTGAATATTTTTTACCTTCGATTCCTTTAGCAACTGAAAAAGTCCAATGATCTTTATCTTTACCTATAGTATCATAATATATTCCGCCAAATCCAGCCGTTAAAAACGGCGTGGCACAATCATAACTAATTGTTAATTTGGGATTGTGATATTTTCTAATTGATCTTTGAATATCTGACAGCAACAAAGACCATTCTAAATCAGAATTTCCAAGAAAATGCACCCAATCATGAACTCCAGGTTCTAATAATCCATCAAATCGGCAATCAACCAATCTTTTCAATGCCAAATGCGGTTCCCAAGCATTTTGACTTGCGAACGACCAACCATCAAAATGATTGCTATATTGTTTTGGATCGCAAAATTTCTTCATAATACCATACCAATTATCAGATTCAGTATGATTACTTCCTTGAAGAACATTAAGTAGTTTGCATTCTCCAGTCCTATTTTTTATAAAATACTCATTATTAATCAAAGTTGCAACAGTTGCATCATTAATAGAATTAATTCCTGTTGCTTTTCTGCTTTTTTCTGAAGAGCAAGTCCATGAAGGAATATCTAAAATAATACCATAATCTGCATAAGCTTCCATCCAAGATAAAACTTTCTCTCTCTTTTCTTTAGCTTTGGGGCAGTTTATGTCCTTCCAATCTGCTTCCCAACTACCCTTTGCTATTTGGAATCCACCAGAATCTGCCAGAACAAAACTCTGTTTTTTATCTCTATCTCGCAACATTAATTCTTTAGAATCATATTTATTAATATCTAAATTTGCATTACCAGCACTAAAAAGATTTGGTTTATAATAAAAATATCCTAAATTCTTATTAGTCCAATTAAGACCTTCAATGCCATTTTCAAAATTAATAGGAATTCTTGCTGGATCGACAAAGTGCTTTTGCATAGCTCTTTGTCGTCCAACAAATGCACTGAAATAATTACTCACTGATGGAAGATATGCTGCCCATTTACTCAATCCATTTGAATCAAGTTGTTCTTGCCACATATCATGCTGCGGTAATTTTTCCTGATTCAAAATATTCTCCTAGTTACTATCTTTTGGATCCCAATACAAGTAGTTCCATAGTTACCTCATTTACTTGCAAGATGCAAGAATTGTGTATTGATGGACTGCCAAACCGCTCGTTACTGTAATTTGCATTGCACCAGCATCTGAAATCTTCATAACTTTGTCGCCAGTGAGATTCAAAATCCCTTGAACGTGAGAAAGTGGCCAATCTCGGGGAGTATTTAGTTTTCCAGGAATACCAGAAGAAAATACAAATTCGCCAGTATGAGTACTATGATCGCCAATTGAAAAATACAAATTATTCTTGTCAACCTTAGCATTAAATGTCCCTTCTGTAGCACCTGCTGCTTGCGACTGAAATTTTAATTTCTGAATAGCATTCTGCGTCGGAACAAAAGAAACATCCCAATTGATATTCTTTCTAATTTTTGTGGGAATTTGAGTTTCAATTACTTCTTTGCTCATAAATCGATAGTCATTTCTGAAATCTCGATTAGCATTTTGAAATGAAATTCCAACTGGAACATCATTTGTTTTAGTTATCTGAATAAATGCATTTGATTTATATTCAGGAATGGATAGAATTGTGTTCAATCTACCAAGGTCATGCAACCCAAAAACACCTTCCAATTCAGAAACTGGTTTAATAAATTGTGAATTCAAAACCACTGATTGATCAGCAGCAATGCTATTTAATTCAGTTGTTGTATCAGTCCCTGTAACTTTAACTAGTTCGAGAAAACCCAAACCATTTGTATATTCCAATATTTCTTTTAATGCATCAATCATAATTTTTCCTTTATTATTTATATAAATTCTATGTTTTAATTATATGTTTATTTGGCAGAAATGTCAATGAAATTATGAAAAGAAATCCTCAAAAGTAGTGTGTTGCTGAGTTGCTTTTTTAATTCTTTCCCAACTTGGTAGTTTTCCAAGAAGATTTTCTATTTTTTTATCAACCACTGAAGCTAACGCAGAATCAGAATCAATAGGAAGTTTAGTAAACCAATCAGGCAAATGAGCTTCATCAATGGGATATGCTACAGAAGTCATCCCCAAAATATTATTTTTAAGCTGAACTACCACACATTTCATTCCATCTGTTATGCGAGTATGGATATTATCATTATTCATTTCCCGTAAATTATTCCAATTTATCGCTGCTCTTGCATGACCTGGGACTCTGCTTCCTTTTCCTGATTTAACTTGAGCAGTATACATCGTCAAATTATTGACTCTCTTTGGTGTACCTTGTTCCCATAATGGCAAATTCTTAAATTTGTTTCTAAAATTATTAATTTTTTGAATTAGTATTTCTTCACTGCCATCTTTCAGCAAATCTAAAAGAATTTCAGTAAGAAATTTTTGGCAAATCTCTGGAGTATCGCTACGTCTTAAATCCAATCCCATTGCTTTTAGTTTAAGATGGTCATCATCATACCAGTTTCCATCTTTAAACATATTTAAAATTGCATAACGTTTTTTTGTCATATAAATTCCGCGATAACCAACAGATTCACATACTGCTTTAATTAAAGACCCATATTTTTCTGGACAATTAAATGCTTTCTCCATAAATGATTGGAATGATTCATTTACTTTATCTCCAATTGCCAAATAAAGTTGCACTGCTATTTCTTTATTCCACTCTGTATGGCCAGCAGCAACTAATGGTTTCATTATTGGCCATGCTGAAAAATTGCTTGAATCAGTATCAGCGTAGCATATTGCATCACCTTTATAATTATACTCTCCAGTTATACATTCATTAATAAAAGAATTCATATGTTTACAAATTGTTCTACCAGATAACGTAATACTTTGTCCAACCCTATTATCACTAAATCTAGATGCTGGGTTAGATATTGCCCCATATCCAGAATTAAGTTGAATTTTTTTTACATGTTGCAATCTATCATAATATATTTTTTCGCTTGGAACGATTGACTCTGCTTTAATTTTTTGATATTCTTTTCTAATTTTATACCAGTGAGCGAAAAGACCTGGAACTATAGCATCTCTTTCATATGTAAAAATTGTACCATTTGCGCTTAACATCCATTTTTGATCACTATTGAAAATCAAATCATAACATTGTTTTGCTGTTATAGTATCGCTTTTTCCTGAATCTTCCCAATCAATAGTAATATCTATTCCTGATTTTTGGTCCATTACTGCTTGATATTCCAGAGAACTAAATTGTTCTTCCCAAGCATGAGCATAGGTCATATTTGAAACTTTCTTAAATTTATCTTGAATATAATTATCTGTTATAACTGGACGTAACTGGCCAACAATGGTTTCAATTCCCATATTCATTGCCCGCAATGCAGAGGGATACAGACTATTAATATCAATTACCCCAATCCATTCGTGCATTCCAACTTTAGGATCAGCTACATAAGCCCCAACAATTCCACGATCTTCACTTGAACCAATATATTTCCCTTTATTTGGAACAACCAATCCTAATTCATGAGCCCTATTAACAACTGCTTGATCAAAAGTCGCAACAGTCCCCAAACAAGTTGGCAATAAAGTTGTTGTGTCATGCGCCACTTCATTTAATAATAAAATGAATTTTAATTTTTCTTCTAATTCTGATAAAAGAATTACATCTTGCCTATTATATTCGATAAATTTTTCAAAATCATTATTATATAATGAATCCAACGAACCAGAATAAACAGTTTTACTTTTTCCTAATTCATATTCAGCAATGGCATTTAAACTATAACTGTGGCGCTCTTCATATGTATATTTTCTATATAAATCCAAAAGATCAATATGAACTCTTCCAACTAACTCATACGTGTTAATTTCTTTTCCATATTTTTCTACTTTTGATGCTTTGGGTTTTTCATTCCAAAAACAAAATCTTCTCGTATCGTTGATGCTCATAATTCTGGCAACTCGATTAATCAAATACGGTAAGTCAAATCCTTCAGAATTCCAACCACTCAAAATATCAGCATCTTGAATTAAATCCAATGTTGTGTTGAGCATTTCAATTTCAGATTCAAAAACAAAAGTATTTTCAAATTTCTCAGCTATTTTTTGTGCTTTTTCAAATGAAATTGTTTTAGGTGGAACTGCCAATGTAACTAATTGATTTAACCATTCTAATTTCAAAGTAATTGATGTTATTATATTAAAAGGATCTTCAATTGGAGCATAACCGCTTTTTTCTTGATCAAAATCGCATTCAATATCAATAAAGCAAATATTTAAATCTGGCGCTGGTTTGCTTTTATAATTAGAAGAAAGACATTTAAAAACTAAATTTAGATCGCTCTCCCAAAGTTTTTTTCCTTTTAAAATAGCAAGTTCTTTATAAAATTCACTACTAGATTTCGGAATTATCTTAGTTACAGGAGTATTATAAATTGTTTTGTGATTTCCATTTGGATCATCTATATAAAAAGAATAATCCACAGGATATGTATTAAATATCCTTTTTCCATTAACTCTCTCCGCAACATCTATGCAATTAGTTTTTTTGTTTTGTATTGCTGATATATATGACATAGTAAAATTATACCTTATATTTTATTTAAAGTAAAGATAAATAAATTATTAAAATTTTAAAGTTAGAATAAATTCGTCGAGTATTTTATTAATAGTCTTTTGCTTCCAATAAGGAATACATAACAAAGGAATTTTATTATTAAAACAAAAATCAAATTTTATTTGATCATTTCTTTGTTGATTTTTAAATGTTATTTCTCCACCAAACAATTCTATAGATTTGTAATGCTGGCCACCTTGAAATTCTATAAGTGCTATTAATTTGTTATCTTTATTTCTTAAACCAAAATCAAATGGTAAACTTTTTATATTCTTGCAATCATTAAATTTTATTTGCGAATTAAAGCTAATATTATTAGTCTTTAAATAATTTCTAATCAATAATTCCCCATTAGATAATTTACAATTTTGGCACCCATTTCCAGATAAATGACTGCCAATTGTTTGAACAAAGACTCCATGATCAGGACATATTATTTTAACTTTTTGACTGAATTTTTTATATTCATTGATTAAATTATACTGATATCTGAAATTATGTACTATATTTGCTCTATTGATAATATCAACTATATTCCCTCTCAATTTATCACTAGTAGATTCTCTCCCACACTCTAAGCAATTTTCTCCAGCTAAATGATTATTAGGAGTTTGCCAGAAACTTCCATGAGTTTTACAAATAATTTCTATATTAGCTTTATCACCGAGATATATAGATTTTGAATAATCATATCTAAAATTGTGAATTTTATTTGCATATTTAATAAATTGTTCTAGTGTTTTTAGCCGTAAAATTCCACCAAGTTTATTAGAACATTGAATACAACCATGGCCATGTTTATGACTATCAGCAGTAATCCAAAATTCTCCATGAATGAGGCATATTATACATACTTTATTTCTAATAATAGAATATGTTTCTGTAACTTTAGAATAATCATATTTATTGTTATATAAAGAATTACAAAAAGTAATAAATTCGTCTACTGATTTTCTGGGACGATTATTTTTAGAACATTCAAAACAGTCATGACCTTTCATATGATTTGCTGGATTAACCAATAAATCTCCGTGAATTGGGCAAATAACGCATATATTAGTATTATTATTAATATATACTGATTTTTGATAACCAAATTTACTATTATGAGCAATATTTGATTTTTTTATAAAGATCGCTGTGGTATTTGCCCGCATTATTAAGTTTCCGTATTATTTGCGTCCAATAGCTGTAAGAATAGCTTCCAAATCTTTTAAATCTTCTTCGTGATCTTTAAAATTACCTTTATGAGCCACTGTAATAGCAGTCTTTAACAGCTTCGCTGGAATCTGAAGTTCCTCTGAAATGGCTTTAACTGTTTCATTCATGCCTTCATTTAATGATTCCACTTCCTCTTTTACTTTAACTCCTTCATATACCAAATCTTTCAATCTTTGAATTTCTGCTGGTCCTAATGCTTGTGTCAATGCCATATTAATGCTCCTTTGTTTATAATTAATTGTATCATGAGTCGTGTTTAATAGCAATAATATTTATTAAAGCAATAAATACTTATATGCTTATAAATGAATTCTACAAACCGAAAATATCTAAGAGCGCAACTTATGCTATAACGAATCATCTTTTCAATAATCCTCTTAATATTCCATATTTAAAAAATCAACTTGAAAAATTTGGTTGGAAATTGGAAGGATCCGGTGTTTATAGTTCGGTTTGGAGTAATCCCAAAAAATCATATATCCTTAAAATAAATAAAATACCAGATCCTGGATTTGATCATTATGTTTCTGTTATTAAAGGAAGTAGAAATCCACATTTTCCAAAAATTAGTGATAGAAGACAAATATTTATTACAGGAAGAAGTTATTATGCATATTTAATTGAAAAATTAGAGGAATTTCCAAATAGAGCTACTGCTGAAGATTATGCATCTATGTTCAATTTTGTAATTAATCTTAATATGGAAGAAAAACCTTTAGAATCACTAATTGAAGAGTATGGAGCAATTCCTGAAATATTCAAAAAACAACCAAAATTAATTAAAGCATTGCGTATAGTTAGCTATGAATCTAAACCATTTTTTAGGATTGATTTGCATGACGAAAATTTTATGCAAAGAAAAGATGGAACAATTGTAATAACTGATCCATACATTGGGGGTTATAATGAAACTAGACGAATATTCAAAAACGAGAATACCAGCCAAATTTTCTAAAATTGTGTTTGATCGCAGTACTGATAAATATACCATAGAAGGCAAATTAAAAAAATTGGGTTGGACTCTTCTAGGGGCTGGTTATTATAGTACAGTATATTCAAATCCAAAAAAATCTTATGTGTTAAAAGTTAATGATAGACAAGATACTGCGTATGCACAATATGTATCTTTAATAAAGAAATATAACAATAAACATTTTCCAAAAATAAGTGATTTGAAATTTATAGAAGTTAATGGTGGTCGATATTACATATATCTTATTGAGAAATTAGATGATGTACGTTCTGAAATGAAACATTTAGCTAATGTTTTTAGTGAAATAATAGATTGTCCATATTCATCACTAACATTTTTTAATACATCTCATACGCAACTTGATTATTTAAAACAAAATCCAGAATTAGTTACAGCACTCAGAATTATTGGAAAATTTAAACACAATATCAAAAATCCATATATTTCCAATGACATGCATGGCGGCAATATTATGCAGAGAAAAGACGGAACAATTGTTATAACTGATCCTTATGCAAGCTGATGGGAAAATATAATGAAAATCGATGAAATAACAAAAGAGAAATTAGAAGAAGCTGTTATACATGCTGCTGAAATTCAGCATATTAGAGCCCGTGCAAATATTGTTGCAGGTTTTTGCGATAGAATGGGAAATTATCCTTTAATATATAGAGCATTTAATGCTACAACACCAGAAACTCCTATTATCAAAGTTACCAATCATGAAAATAAAAATTTTGAATATAACGCAAAAGGAATGTTTGCAAGTTCTCTTACAGATATAATGAAAAAATTGGACATAAAAAATCCAACTTTTTGTACTATGATCACTCCAAGCGAATTATATTTGTTTCATGGCCAAGCTAGAATTTTTGTTCCTACAGAGAATTATAAAGTTGTTTGGAGTCCAGTAGTGGTTGATATTGGTGGTAATACTGTCGCTGGAGAAGATGCAGACAAATATGGAATGATAATTACAGGAAATATGGGGCATATGACAGATGATAGAAGAATTCCAGCATCTATGGCATCTACATATAGAGAAGGACTTCCCAAGAATTTTACTAAAAATGAATTAATTTTTGATTGTGATGAATATTATTTAATTAATATTGGAACTTTTCTTAAAAAATATGTTGGAAAAGCTGCCAAAGAATTGGTGTATTATAGAAAGCATAAAATTCCAGGAATGAATATAGAAGTGAACAATACATTTCCAAGCTTGAAAGAGGATTTATTTAAAACGAAATTTAGAGATTATAAAACATTGGCATGGTATATACGAAATCCTATGATGAATTATCTGGATTGGCTGGAGAAAATAAGAAATGAAAATCGATGAAATTCCAAAATGGAATCTCATTAGAGAATATCCAGAAAGACCGTCTGGAGAAGTTGAAATAAATTTAGAGTACATTGGTAAACCAGACACGAGTGATCATTCATTGTGGTGGAATAATGAGAATAAACGAAATAGAACCAAAAATTGATATCGATTATTATATGGAAAGTTAAAAGATATTAAAGAGTTAATAAAAATTATGCATAAGGATCAGTTATAACAATTGTTCCATCTTTTCTTTGCATAATATTTCCAGAATGCATATCAATAAAATAGTTATTGTGTTCAGAACCAACTATGCATAATGCATCAACTAGTTTTGGTTGTTTTTTAAATATGGTAGGAATATGGTTATTAAACAGTTTAGAAATTGAATATTTTGGATCCGCATTAATAATTGTATTGAAAAAAGTTGAGTAATTATCACCAACAAAATGGCCAGGAATTTTAAATAATTTTTCAATTAAATAAGCACAATAAATTTTAGGTCCAATAGCTATTTCTCTCATATCACTTATTTTTGGAAAATGAGGATTTTTACTTTTCTTAATTATATTAACATAATGATCGAATGCTCTATCAGGAACTTTATTTATTTTAAGAATATAAGATTTTTTAACATTTCCCCAAACTGAACTATAAACTCCTTCATCTAAATATATCCATCCAAATTTTTTAAGACGATTTCTTAGTTGCTGAGTATTTCCAGCGCCATAATTGAAATGATAATTTATTTCATTATCAATATCTTTAGATATTTTCGGTTTGTATAATTCATTTAAATTCATAGTTATCCTTAGAAGTATGGATCAGTTATAACAATTGTTCCGTCTTTTCTCTGCATAATATTTCCAGAATGCATATCAAAAAATAATCCTGGCACATTACTTGTTTCTTTATTTTTTCCAATAATTTGTGCAGCTTTAAATAAATCAAGATGTTTTTCAAAATATTCAAATCCTGCTTTTGTATCATATAATCTATAATAATCTTGCTCTATTTTTTCAGAGGAATTTCATAATTATTCATAATAAAATCTAGTCTACTAGCTATTGCTACTCCATATTTTGCCTTATGTAATTTCTCAATAAGATATATGTAATATCGACCACCATTAACTTCTATAAATTTCAAATCACTTATTTTTGGAAAATGTTTATTATGCAATTTTCTTATTATTGACACATAATAAGCATAAGCTTTATCCGGTTGTTTATTGATTTTTAGAATATATGGTTTTTTAGGATTTGTATATACTGCTGCAAAAGACCCTCCGTTAAAAAATTCCCAACCAAGTTTTTCTAATTTTTGGTCCATATTCAATGAAGATGATGAAGTACGAACTTCATCATCAACTACTTTAAAAACTTTTACAGGAACTCTTGGTTTTGAATATTCATCTAGTCTCATATTTTTCCTTAGTGAAACATTAAGTATGTACCTTTTACTGTAGGATCTGTTGCTGAAACGTCTCCTTCTCCAGGAAGAACTGTAACATTCCATTTTGGTTTAGTGCCGAGCGTTTTATTCATCTTCTTTTCCACAAATTCATCATAACTTAAAATAGTATCAACATCTATATCATATTTTTCAGCCAATCTATCTTTTAATTCATTCCATTCTTCTGGACCTCTAAATTGTGTGGCTCCTGCTGCATTTTTAATAAGCTTAATACCTTTGCGTGCAATTAAATCATAGAATAAATCTTTGGGCACTACTTGGCTATGTTTAACTGCACTTATATTAACTAAATTGCTTTGCGTTGAAGATGCACCAGCACTAAAATTAATTACAAAATTATCTGGCTTGTCCTCTGAATTTGCAACATCAGCTATTTTGGTGTAAGCATAAAACAAATTATTTGGGAATTCTCTAGCAACATCCCAAGCCATATCCATATATTCAGGACTGAAGAAGTCTCCTGAATCATGCCACCTTATTGAAACTTCAACATCTCCTTTATTAAAATCTTTATCTGTAAAATTATCCCATTTAGCGATTGCTTTTGAAATTTCACCAATTAATTCTGCTTTAAATCCTTCTGGATCATTCAATAAATAATTTAATGTTTGCGCAGACTTCATGCTAACTCCAGGAAACATAATATAGCTTCCTTTCATTGCGAAACAATAATTTTTGCAAATACCTGCACCAGGGCAAGTATCAACAACTACAAATTCTCCTGTTTCTTCATTAACTGACAATCCTTTTAATGCTGGCAAACCAACATTATAATAAACTGTGGCAGTACCATTACTGTGTTTCATCTTCTCATTCTGTTTAAGTAAGCCACTAGGTCTTTTAGTAATAGCATCTCTTAAAGCATCAAGATCATACTTATCGCCATTTTCATCAATAATAGGAACTGAACCATCTGCATTCTTTTTTACATTGCTTGGGTGAATATATGGCATAGTGTATGGATCAAGTTTATTTTTCTTCTTGAATACTGTTCTATCAAGATAATCCTGCATTTCTTTATGACTTGCGTTTCGATATTTAGAACCAAGACCAAATTCTCCAGCTTCTCCCAACATCTCGTCTTCCAATTCAGTTTCTTCTGGATTTTCGCCATCCAAAAATTGATCGAGAGACATAACAGTTAGTCCATTGAGCATACCTTCAGATATTTTTGATAGTTTAATTTTCACTTCACATCCTGGAAATTGTTGTTTAAGGGCTGATATTGCTTGCTGTATATTCATATTGGGAACACTTTTCTTTCCAATATAAGTCATATCATGCCCATCTTCGTCTTGAACTCCTATGTATCCATATTCATATTTTGGGCCATAAAAACCACCATCTTTATAAACTGTAAATTTTCTTGATTCTTTTATTTCAGAAAATCGCATTTTATCTCCAATTTTGTTTACACATGCTTCAACAATAAATTTTTGACTATTTCTTCCAATCGAATTAAATTCTTCTGGAGTTATCCATTTAACAGCTTTTATTTCGTTACCTGGTTTATCAAAATCAACTGGGTCTTTAACTTCTCCAATATAAATTGTCATTTCAGAAGATTCTGTGTAACCTTTTATTAAACCTTTCCACCCAAGTTTAATAAATTTAATATTTGACTGCTTAACCCCACACTCTTCGTTTCCTTCTCGTAAAGCAGCTTGTAAATCTGTTTCTTTTCCATCGATATGCCCTTTAGCTATCATCCACTTGCTTCCGCCATAAGTTGGATCACTGCTCATAACAAACATCATTCTGAGTTTTCCAAAGTTATCAAAATAATAAGGAATAAATCCAGCTTTTCTTATTATTGATTTATCAAACGCTTCTTGTAATTTTTTAACTGTCTCTCCTTTCACTTCACAATCCGAGGAACAATATTTTTGATTCGCTGAGTGAACATTCTTAAATTCGCTTTCACAAGTTGGGCACTTCTTATTCTTTGCTTTGCTTGCGTTTGCAAACTCTCTATATGTTAATTTTGGAGTTTCTTTTGATTCTTGCATATGAAATGCCATAACACTTCCTGGAAGTGGAACTTTTTGTCTTGGAGTTAACCATTCTTCCAATTCTGCCATAATATATTCTTTATTTCCAGTCACATATAAATGATCATTATTTATTCCACGAGCATCACACTCTAATTTAAATTTATTTGTTGGAGAAGTAACATATGGAATTATTTGTTTAAGTCTATAAATTGTGTCATCATCATATTTTCCAAACTCAATTATTGTATTATCTCCGCAATCCCAACCACCCTGTCTAATTCTAATTGCTCCTTCACTTAATCTACAAATATCATAACCACGTTTTGCACGAATTTCTGAATGCCATGCTGCAATATATACTTTATTAGTGATTGTTATTAATCCTGCTCCAAATCCAAGTTTATCTTCTGGCCCCAACAAAGATAATTTTTTTAATGATCTTGGATTTATTCTGGCAGAAATTGGATATTTGTTTACAGCTTCACTAATTCCCATACTATGTAACATATTACTATCAGCTTTGTTTATAGTTTTCCCGTGATGAATATAGCCTCGTACATCATCAAGAACATCTAAAAGTTCTGGTTTAATATGAGTCTTTTCTGCTTCTTCTTGCGCTTCTTTATTCCACTTATCAATATATCCTTTCTTTTTTGCTTCAGCATTTAAAAGCTTTATTCTTCGATGAGCTTCTTCTCTGTCCACTCTTGGAAATTCCTCATTATTAAAAATTTCATAGGCGTAATCAATTTCATTTTTAAGCCATTCTTCATTGGATGGATTATAATCATCTTTATATTCAGAAATAATATTGCTATTGGAGCGATCTATGGAACAACCTTGAAATTTCGTGCTCAAAACTTTTGATTTAGCCATTAATTTGACATTAATTGTTGGCTTTTTTATGAATTGAATTGCACGACCATTTTGTTGAACAGCAGCAAGTTGCACAGCTTCGCTTGGATTGTCGATGTATTCAATTGCCCAACCATCTTGTCGAACAGCAGCCATTTGCACAGCTTCGCTTGGTTTGTCGATGTATTCAATTGCACGATAATTTCGTTGAATAGCAGCCATTTGCACAGCTTCGCTTGGCTTGCTGATGTATCCAATTGCATAACCATTTTGTTTAACAGCAGCCATTTGCACAGCTTCGCTTGGATTGTCAATCCATTCAATTGCATAACCATCTCGTCGAACAGCAGCCAGTTGTGCTTTTTCATTTGATGAATATTTATTATTTTCCGCAATGATATTTTTATTAGTCATATTTTTGCTGCATCCCATGAATTTTGTGCTCAAAACTTTTGATTTTTTTGGTTTTGCTCCAAGAATTGGGCCAAGATTGTCAACTTTATCTTGTGGGCCAAGCCACTTTGGATTTCTGTATGGTTTTGTTGATCCCAATAATGATTTCTTTTTCATATAGTTACTCCAATAATTTATTCTCTTTAGTATTTATAGTTTTTCAAATAAATCAAAATTATGTATATATAATTCTCTGTCAATGGCAATATATGCTCCGTGAATCCACACATCATAGCTATTTTCTAAAGCCCATTTCAAATTTTTATTGGTCAATTTATTGTTTACTATGAATTTTTTAGCAATTATTTCATCTGTTCCTAACTGTTTCAATTCTCTTCCAAGATCAATAATTGCACGATCAACTACTGAACCAGATAACATAACCTTTTCGTCGTTAGTAAAAGAATTGTACGTCTTAATAATATTTCTTATTACTGTAGTAATATTAAAATAATTTACTTTTTTGGAATAAAACTCATTAAGAGTATACCAATATTTTAAAAATTTTTTTATATTTTCTGAATATCCATGGACATCGTATTTTTTACGATTCCAAAAATCAGAAATTTGGTCTACATATGTGCGTAAATTTTCGTCAATAGCTTCTGTTGGAAATATATAACTTGCCCCTGAACAACAAGTATGTCGTTTACTATACGCAAAAGTAAATCCATTTATAGGGAATATGACATATAATTCACCCCATGGTTCAGCCATTTCAGGATCACTATTACAAAATAAACTATTTCCTCGAAGAGCAGTAAAACCAGTCATTTGCATATATTTGTCTACTATTTTAGTAAGCTCAGTAGATATTTCTCCTTCAATACTTCTTCTATTTTTTCTTGGATATCCCATAAAAATACTTGGTGAGTTTTCTCTAACACCTCGAACGAGATCATTTGCTCCTTTCATTTTCAAAAATTCTGAACAATGATCTTTTATCCATAGAGATAAAGATTCAACATTAGCATTGATTTCTTTAACATCTCCTGAACTTAGTTTTGACATATCCAAATCAAACTCTCGGAGTAGCATTCTTTCTTCTCCTACGATTTCTCTTAATTTTTCCATATACTGAACTATTAGGATCTCCACCAAAAAATTGCCCAGATGGAGGAGTGTTTGTTCCGTTGACAGTTGCAATCGATCCAGAACTAGTTGATCCGCACGATGCTGATTCTTCTAAATCGTTATCTTCATTAAATCTATAAAATGGTAATATTATTTCTAATAAAGAAGATTCTTCGCTAATTGCAACATAACTTCCGTGTATCAAAATTTCAAATCCATTTGTCAATGCATATTCAAATCCTTCATTATTTTTAAAATGATATTTTTGAACAAACTCTTGTGGCAGCAATGTAATCAAATCATTGTAAAATTCATTATTCTCTCTGGAGACACTATATTTTTTTTCGCCAATATCAAACTCCATAGTTAAATCTTCAGCAAGAGCACACCACGAATAGTCAAAACCATTCAATGGAAAAATTATATATACTTTGCCATATTCCTGCGCTGTAACTTCCATAGAAGTAGTAAAAATACTATTATCTCGTCGTGCTTTAAATCCAACTTGTCTTAGAACACTATTTAATTTATTATTGATCTTGCGGTCTGTTCCCAGTGGTGCTCTATTATTAATAGGTTTGCCAAAAAATACATCACTATAAGACTCTTTCCCACTGAATAAAAAATTACTATGACTGTTTTCATAAACTTTTACAATTTGAGAACAGTTTTTCTTAATGAACTGAACAATTTTATCTTCTGGCTCATTTGAGGGATGCATTCCAATCTTTATTTTTTTACTGATTTCGTTTATTTTCATAAAGTTTTTGTCCACTGTAAATATGTATTTGAATGTCTAGTTACCATTAATTCTGATATTGCAATAAATTCTCCACCAAGATATATTTCTTTTCCTTGTTGTAAAGCCAATGATAATCCCATATTTTCCCTAAATTCATACTTATCAGCAAAATCATTGGGACTTAAAGAATGAAGATCATACATCATTTCTGTATATCTTATATCTGTAACTAAATCGCAAAAATCACTCCAAGTATATCTAAAACCATTCTTTGGAAAAATTTGATAAACTGCACCATACTCAGATGCTGTTGTAATATTTCCTATACAGAACAAACTATTGCCACGCAATTGATGAAATCCTGCCAATGATAATTTTTTATCTATCTCATATTGTTCTTTATAAGTAAGCGATAATGGTTTTCTATCTGTATGTGGTTCCCCTACAAAAATATTACTTGGTGCTGATTGAAATCCATGATACATTGGTCCAGCTTCTTCATAAAATTTTAAAAATTCTGAGCATAATACTGACACTTCTTCCAAAGCTTTTTTAAGAATTAATCCTTGCTGTTCAAAAGCAGAAGCATCGATATGTAGTTCACATATTTTCATTTATTTTACTGCTTGTAATGTTGCTCTTAAAAACCAACCAAACTTTTCTTGTTGATCTGCTAATCCTTCAATATAATTTTGAAGACCAATATGATTTACTGCCAATTTATCAACTTCAGTTAGCATTTCCAATAATTTATCATTGTCAATCAATAATTCATGAATCATTTCATTTGCTGGCAATACTTCTTGAAAATCTTCTATAACTGATAAACTAAGTAATTCATTTACGGACGATGGAACAAATATATCCAATGCTCTAAGTTGCTCACCAATACTGTCAAAATTACTTTCAAGATTTTGATATATTTTTTCAAGCAATAAATGTAACTCGAAAAATCTTGGACCAGTTATATTAAAATGCCCAATATGAAATTTAATTCCTAAATGAAAAACAGTTGCAGTCGCCACTTTCAGACTCATTTCTAAGTTATTCATTATATACTTCTCCTATTACTAAATATTATTTTATTTCCTAATTTCTCGCTCATTGCGATATAGTCACCATGAATTAAAATTTCATTATTTCTAATAATTGCATGAGTTAAATCTGTATTCTTGAAACCATAATCTCTAATAAAATCAGTTGAAGAAAGCTTATATAAATTTTCTTTAAATATTTCTGCTTTATTAATATCTTCTTGTGATGGTGTCTCACCCCAAGGAGTGGGAGTCAAAGCTCTTACATATTCGTCATATAAATCAATAGCAGTATTACACCATGTATATGAAAATCCATCCAATGGAAATATAATATGTAGGTCACCATATTTTTGCGCTGATAGTTTAGAAGAACAACAAAAAATGCTGTTTGATCTTAATGCTTCAAACCCACTTTTTTGTAATTTACTATCTATTTGCTTCTGTACTGAAGATGGTATATCTATTGGGTGTCTATCAGATGGGGATTTTCCGAAAAATACATCTCCATCTTTGAAATTATATATATTACTGCCAAAATATCGTGTGATGCCGCGATACAATACTTTTCCATATTCTCTATACAAAGACATAATTTCACTGCAATGCTTATTTAAGAATATTAAAATTTTAGTCTCATCTTCTTTTACATAAGCTGAAAAACCTTTCGATTTGTCAAATTCATTAAGCAGCATGTAATTTTGCTCCGTATTTTTTAGCAATTTCTTTCATTTTTACATACATCATATGTTTCAAATTTGTATTCTTCCAATCATTATCTACAAATACATAAAAAATTTTCCAATCATTTTTATTATTGGTTGTTAAAAACATACCAACTTCGCCATATCCTTCTCCGCTAACTCTCAATTGATACGATTTCTTTTGAAGTTCTCCTTTCCACTTCAATTTAGTTATATCTAACGTCGAATTGTTAACTTCGCTTATTCTCATATTTTACTCAATTCAATACTTAAATAATTTTCTCCATCATGCTTTAATTTTTGCACTGGATATCTTTCAGAGCTTTTCTAGCATCCACAGATAAAATATAATCACTGTCTACATAATCAAAACCTAATTCTTTTGCAACGTTAATAAGTTTATCATATAACATTTGTCCAAGACCAGTCGATTGCCAATTATGATTAGATGTTAATTGACTTCTTGAAATTTTTAATGTTTTCTTGGTTATCTCATTAGAAGTTATAAAACCTTCTACTTCATTAGTTTCTGGATTTCTTGCCCTAATTATTATTCCTAGGTGTTCCTCATCACTATTCCAATCTTTAAATGGTCTTTTATCAATTTCCCACTTTAATTTGCTTATATCTTCATCTCTATCATTAAAACTTTTGTAGCCAAAATCTGGTGCCTCATTAATTATATTCCATAAAGCTTTTTTTAATTTATGATAATAACCTATATTTCTAAATTCTTTTTTAGTAAATCTCCAATATTTGTCATTTTCTGTTCTTGGATTAGAGTCAGACATAAAACTTCCATGTTTCCAATAAATGATCCAAGCGACAGGCATGTTGTTAACATACATCATAGCCATTTTACTTATTTTACCTTTATTTCCTGTTTGTAATATCCAACCAAATTCTTTTTGCGCTGTAAATGTAGGAACATATAATTTATATTTTGTAGCTTCTTTGATTAATTTTATAATTTCATCATTGCTTTTACCAACTTTTATAACTTCTTGTGCAATAGATTCGCTGATAAAATAACTATCTGATTTATGTGGAGTATAACTATTTCTTATTTCCCAAGGAGCTTTATTATAATTTAAAGATGATTGATATATTAATAAATCATTTAATTGAAATTTTACATTTGGTATTTTTACAAAATAATGTTTTTTATTATCATATCTTTCATATTTTCCAAATGGTAAGTCAATATCATAATATTTTTCTCCATTATTAAAATCTACTCTTACCCAAAAATGAAGTTCATGCAATTTTGGATTTTTATGGCCAACCACGTATGAATCAATATTCTTTATATTTTTTAATACACAATCAGAAATTGACTCTGCAATACTATCACACAAACCAACTTCTCCTCCTTCCCATTTATCATATATTTTTTGTGCAGCTTTAATCATTTGTGGTCTAAGTTGAAATAATTTAGCTCTATAGGAATAATCAAATGATTCTTTTAATTGAACTTTACTTAGATCAATTTCATAATACCCTTTATTAAATTCTTTGCCTTCTTTGTACTTAACTGTATATCTTGCTGCCAATCTTTTCCACGCTTTTTCAGCAGCCGCTGATCTATCAGTATCTGATCGAAAATATTTATATCCTAATTGTTTGGCTTTTTTAATCGCTTTGTCATACAGAATTTGCCCAAGTCCAGTACCTTTCCATTTTAAATTAATTCTAATAAAAGAAATTACTAATGTTTTTGAATTAACTTCCACCAAATCAATATCTGCCACACTAACACCAGAGGAGTTATTTACAATTATCCAAAATCCACCAATTCCGTCATTATTACTGGGTATTACTGAATAATCAAATTTTAATCTTGAAAGCTCTTCATCTCTATTATTAAATTTTGTATAATTAAAATCAGGTTCTTCATTTATAACTGACTCATAAAAATTTGTTTTATGCAATTGTCTATCTTTGAAATCCCATTTATAATGTTGAAAATATCCATTACCTGATCCAACAGTAACATCTATTTTAACATCCACTTTTATTCTATGAATAATATTCATAATTAGCTTATAAGTACTATCACTCAATTTTTGTATTGTTTCTATATAAATTTTACCCGGAGCATAAATTGGACGGGAAACTCTTACACATCCAATTTTATATATTCCTTCATAACCATTATATCCCAATCTTGTAGCCATTGTTTCGTGAGTTGTTCCTGGAACAAGTGGAACAAAAGTTTTATCTGGAAATAGCCAGCCACTTGAATCTATTACAGATTTTTTGTTTCCAAGTTTTAATTTATATTCTAATCCAGCTTTAGATTCATTAATTGGTTTTTTGCAAGGAACATATGCTCTAATTGTTTTATCACCACGAATTTTAGCAGAAATAGTCCTATGAAATCCATCTAATATTTCCCCTCTTTTTGTTAATACTATTGGAGGAAAAGGAGTTATTTCATCAGAATATTGGTCATCATCTTCATCTAAATCATTTATGTTATCTAATTTTTTTATAGAAACATTTTGTAACTTATACCAGACACTATCCATTCTATCCCAAATATCAGAGCCAGCATCAATCTCTTCCTGTTGGTGCAAATCATATATCATACGTTGAACATCCCCATCTAACATAAATTCTGGATATTCATTCGCTTCTATATTATAAACGTTTTTTGGTCTATAAATCACGTCATATATATCTTCATTTATTGGAGCAAGCAAAACTTGATCAAATATTTTTTTAATCTCTCCAACTTTCATAGAATTTGGATATAATTCTCGAATAATAGTATATCTATCGCTTTCATTAGAAGAAGTATACATCTTTCTTATTTGAGAAGCAGAGGTTATCTCTTGTCCCAAAACTCTATACTTATGGACAGGAATAATTACATAATATGCATGTTTATTCAAAGTTTCTAGTGGAGTAGAAGGCCCAGGATATGGTAGTAAAAATGACAGGGTCCCATCTTTCTTTATCGTTGGTCCGAGTCTTTCTGCATCTTTTTCACTTAAACCAAATATAACAATAGTATTGTTTGAATCATATTTACTAGTTATCTCCAATGCTTTATAAGGACTTGTTACTTGTACAAATCCATTTTTAGGTATGCCAGCTTGCACTGCTAAAAATTGTTTTTGCTTAAATGAAAATGGTCGCTCACTTATATTATTAGTGGAAGCTATATAATGATGTGCATTTGGAAATTTTGAAATCAAATATTCCCAGCAATATAAATGTTGTGGAAGGAATGGGTGAAACCCACCGCTAAAAATTGTTGCAGTTGTTTGTTTTATTTTTTCTTCAAACAAATTTTGTAATCTCATACTTATATTTATTCTTTTTCATATAAATACAAATGCGAGTCACGATGATTTCGACATCTACTCGCTCTAAAGACCACTGGAGGTCATTCAGCTATGACTATTTATACTACTGCATATTTTATATCAAAATCAAATTCATAATTTTAAATATAATTATAGTAAATCTATATACATTAATGCAAAAAACAAATTAATAATTATTTGCCCAATTCATGGAGAATTTTTGCAATCTTCTCATGCACATTTATCAGGAAATGGTTGCCCAAAATGCTGTGGATTTAATAGAACATTTACAGAATTTGTTAACTCTGCAAATATTATTCATAATTTTAAATATTCTTATATTTCTAAAACTTATTACAACGCCAAAAAGAAAATGGATATAAAATGTAAGGAACATGGAATTTTTAAACAAGCCCCCGGCGTGCATTTACAAAAAATTGGTTGTCCACAATGTGGATTTAACAGTATTTCTAAAACAAAAACAAGCAATACAAAAGAATTTATAACAAAAGCTATTATCATACACAAAAATGAATTTATTTATGATAATGTAAATTATTTAACTTCACGCCAAAAAGTTGAAATAATATGTAAGAAGCATGGCTCTTTTTGGCAAAGCCCAAATAAACACTTAATGGGAAGAAAATGTCCAAAATGTAAAAGAAGTTCTGGAGAATTAAAAATTATAAAAACGTTGGAATCATTACCAATAGAATTTGATGAACAAATAAGAATTACATTATGCAAAAATAAATATCCATTACCTTTTGATATAGGGATTATTAAAAATAATAAAATTATAGGATTAATTGAATACCAAGGAAAACAACATTATGAACCTATTTTTCAAAAATATTTTGAATCTACTAAGAAAAATGATTATATAAAATATAATTATTGTAATATTAATAATATTCCATTATTAATAATTCCATATTGGAATAAAGAAAATATTGATAATTTAGTAAAATCTTTTATATCTAATTTACAACCTTAAACAATGGCCCTTTGGTTATAGGGCTATCTGTATAAGCCACTTCTCCAGAATGATATTCATATTCTGTATTTTGATTATAAAGTTGTTTATTTAATTGTATTATCCATTCTGGTTTTAAATGCCTGGCTCTATATTTATAAAACAATAAATGAGTTTCAACTGGCACATCAGGTTCTAATCCTTCATCTTGAAGTTCATCGAGTGCCATCATTCTATTTCTTCCTTCATGACCAATAACTATGGATGGAATAGAATAATCATCATTCTCCCATCTATTAGGAATACTTATTTGAAGGAATGGAGCGCCAATAGTCCCACCATTTTTAATATAATTTTTTATATAGTCAACATTTCCTAAATCGTTTCGACTTCTATAATATGCTAGGCTTAAAAATGTGGATGGATACATTAGCACTCTAAGACCAAGATAATCAATTTCTTGATTATATGAAACTCCTCCTAATCCATTTTCATTATCGATAATGACTTCATTAATCTTCATACTTATATTTATAATTTAATTCAAAAAGAAAAACCACTCAAATTGGGTGGCTTTGTAATAATTTATTCAATTTCTTAATTACATCTTCATATTTGTCATTTTTATAGAGAATTCCCACCCCACCAGCTTTATTCCACGCATCAATATTTCTACTATCATCATCTATAAGAATATTACCATCACCAGCATATTTTTCTTTATCTCTCTCAAAAATAACAGGAATATCCAAATTATGTTTTTTCAACCATAATTTTTTACCTGCAATACAATCATTAGTATGTGGTTCTCCAACTGGTCTAGTTAAGATGGTAACTGGAATGTCTCTCTGAGTAAACCAATGATATATTTTTTTACCATTGCTTTCCCAAGCCATATTAGTAAATTCTTTTTTAATATCTGCATGATCCACAAAATTTTTCCAATACTTATTATGATATCCAGAATCTATAAAATCTTGAACATCAATATTATTGAAATCAGAGGCAGCTTTTACACAATCTACAAGCACTCCATCCAAATCAATGTATATTTTTTGATCTTCTTTAATTTCATATAGTCTCATATTGATATTTATCAATATTTCCAAGTTTTTATTTTAACTATATTTCTAACAGTTTTGGGAGAAATATTAAATTTTTTAATTTCTTTACTCGAAGTAAAATATTTTGTTCCAATATCAGATGGATGACAATTTTTTCCATATTTTGATTCATAATATCTTTTTCCTGTTGATTTTTGAGTTACAAGATAAGTAAATGGAATTTTATTACTGACAGCGCAAATATTCATAAGTTATGTATCTCATAATACAATTATTTAATTTCAATATTAATTTCTTTCTTTTTAGCCTCATATTCAGTTAATGCTTCCATATTTGGTTTAATGGCTAACATAGAATCTTTGTGTTTTGTTTCGTCAGGCCTAACTGCTATTTTTGGGTTTAACTGTGGATTTGTTTCTATTGAAAGTCCCATTGAATTATAAAGAGCAGTTGGATCACCAGGAAATGTAAATGTTCCACAGTGATTTAATCTAATTGTTGGATCAGCAAAAATTTCACCACCAATTGCTCTATACCTAGCCGAAAAAAGCCAATCCTCTGATAGATATTCCATAGTATCAGGGCTAATAGCACAATCAAACAGAGCATAACAATATTTGTTATACTTTGGATCAAGACCAATATTGTTGGTAAATTTTGTTTGTGGATATGCAACCATCATCTTATTAAAAACTTCTCGTTTAATTAACATGAATCCTGTTCCTAATCTACTAACTGGTATCATACCATCAGCCACTTTTATTTGTCCATTTTCATCCACACATTCTGGATTACAGTTAACTACAAAATCTGGGGGGAGAGTTTTCTTTGGGTAAAGTCCTCCAACTAAATCTTTATCATGTAATATTAATTTAAAAATATGTTCTGGTTCAAACCCAATATCGCTGTCAATAAACATGAGCCTCGTTGCTGCGGAATTTTCCAAAAATTTTGCAACCAAATGATTTCTAGCTCGTGTAATTAATGATTCGTTTGTCATTGTGTCAATACTAAACGGCAAACCAATTCTTTGAGCATAAATTACAAACTTAATCAAACTTGTCATTACTACTTCATGAACAAGTCCCGCAAAACATGGAATAGCAAATTGAATGTGTTCTTTGCGTAAGAACTCTATTTGTTCTTGAGTTATATTCATTTATTTTTATCCTTATGTATCATTCCTAATTTATATCCTTTATTAATGAATTCTGGTACTAATGATTCATTAATATAAAAATTTGTAATTTCATCATTAACCCATCGTTTGGTATGCGTAATAATTGATTTCTTTTTCTTTGTATCTTCTCTCATTGCAAATCTTCCTTTAATATAACCATTCAATAAATATGTTTCATATTCAACCAAATTAACCAATTTTTCTTCTTTATCGTTTCTAACCCATCGTTTATTTTTCTGATTATTTGATTTTTTAATAATAGTTTCTTCTGAATTTTTCAATCTACCCAACTTAAAATTATTATTTAAAAATTCTTCTTTATTTTCTGATTTAATTAATTTTTCAATATAGCCATTAGTAATCCAAAGTTGTTTTGATGTCCATATATTTTTTCCTTTTAACGCTTTAGATCGAATTTCTGAACTTTCTTTCAAATATCCAAGTTTAAATCCTCTTTGCATATATATTTTTAAATTTTCTGGTTTAATTCGTTTGCATATTTTCGTTTTTTCATTACTTATTACAATTGTTCCTAAATTGTTTTCTGAAATTAACTTTCTACATTTTGGTGAATTTATTTTTCCTTTAAACCCCATTCCTCCAGATGTTCTATTTTGTAAACAACCATTTCTTTTATCTATCCTGCCATATTTTTTAATTAATTCAATTTCTAATTGAAAAGCTGCTTCTTCAGTTAAATTTTCTGAAATTATTTGAATTCTGAATAGTTCTGTTGGAACTGAAACATTATTACCATGCACTCTTTGATATGCTCTATTATTTTTTCCTTTACCAATATAATAAGGAGTTCCAGCTAATCCATTTTTAGAATCATTCTTTCTAATATATTGATAAACATAAAATTGATTTGTATTATTTTCTTTCATAATTTACTTAAACAATTCTAAACTTTGCAATTCTGATTGAGATTTTGTTGCTTTAGCCCATTCTTTAGAGGCTTTAATTTTAAAGTATTTGATTATTTCTGTTTCGTGTTGGAGAATAAAATTTTCATATTTTGCAGCGATATTACAAGGGCAATTGTAACAAACTGGATTTCCTTGAATCATGGCGACTGCCACACAATCATCTTCTGTTCCAATATATTTATCTGGATATTCTTTCTGCTTTTCCAGAAGTTCTTCCAATTCATTTTCTTCCCAATCATTATCTTCTGAATAAGAAAAATGAGTTCTCCCACAAGAACATTCAGTGGCGATACTGCCACCATCTACAAAAGCATCCCAAAATATCTCGCTTGCTTTATTCATCGTTTCCTTTCAACATTTCAATTGCTTTTTTCGCCAATTCTTTTGTTAGCCCTGTTTTAAATTCTGTTTTAATCAAATGACACTTTAAATGATTTATATCAAAATCATCAATAATGACAAAAGATTTTACATCTTTTTTAATATCTAAAAATTGTTGAACTTCCAAACCACGATCAACAGCATGAAATTCTTTTCCTTCTTCCCAATGTGAACTTAACTCTGGTGCCAAACCAATAACTTTACCTGTTATTCCCCAATATTTCATTATTAGAGAAAGTTCTTGTTGACCACAATATTTCCAAGAGCTAGTGATAACTATTTTTGCTTTAGTTTCTTCTGTTATCTTATTTAATTGTTTGATGCAATTTTCGTCAGCAACCATTGATTTGCCAACACGATCTTTAAAATCAGATGTTATAACCAAAACACCATCAATATCTAAAAATATTATTTTCATTATTTTCTATCTAAGAAATCACAAATTTCTTGTGCTTCTTTATATTTTGTCTTAGAACTATATGGTCTATCTAAGCATGGCCCTTCATCTCTTTCATTCTTCGGAACACCATCAACTGAATGCCATTTATAGTTCCAAACTGATATTTTATTGTACGCTACTAAGCAATCGATCAAATATTCAGCTAACATAAAATCAGGTGTGTTGGAGGTATTTTCTAAACTAAATTTATTCAGCAATCTTGATAATTGCTTATTAAATGATTCTGATTCTGTTGAAGATTGTTCCATCAATCCTATTTCATCTTTTACTGAGTATTTGTATGTTTCTCCACAATTACAAACTGGTATACCTGATATTGGAGAATCTATATCACAGTGATAAACATGTTTATGATCTTCATTTGTTGTAAATTCTCCACAACTCATTACTTCATCTGCATAAGTAAGAATTTTACGCCAATTATTAGGAATTAACTGTCCTGTGGTTAATTTTACAGCTATTTCTCTAACATTTTTATATGCTTCAATTTCTTGTTTATTCATAATTTCCTCAAGTTAATATAATTTTACAAATATCTTGCACTAGCTCTTCTTCAGCATCATATTTGTTTTTTCTAGGTAATGCTTTTAAAGCTTTAAAAGCAACATGAAGCATTTCATGTATATAAAAATCATCTGGTGGATTATCATCTTTAATCCACAGAAATAATTCTGCCACTCTTTTCTTTTCATTTATGCAAATTTGCCCAGAATATATTCCTTCATCGTTGGGAATAATAATCCAATCTTTCAAAATTCTAAATTTATTTTTTGCTTCAGAAATTTTTTGTATGATATCAACATTCATACATTTATTTAAACACAAACAAAAAGATAAGTCAAGATTTTTCTTAACTTATCTTTTGTAAAATAACTAAAAACTAAGTTTTATGCTTTGAATAATTCCATGACTCATATTGCTTACATTAGCTCTTAACCACGCATATTGGCCAGTAATTGTAAAAAACTTATTTGTGACTACAGGCTTGCCAGATTCTTGAATACCTGGAACTAATGGAGTGTAATCAAATACTAAATTACTTACAGAACTTCCATCCATCCCACTAACCAATTCTACTGGAATCCAAGGACCAATATTTGGATATTTATTTAATGTTGCTTCAATTGCAACATTTGCAGTAAGATTAGATGCAATAATTTGAATTGTGTGTTGCCCATTTGATCTATTAACTAACCCTGCACCTTTTACTGGATGAGAAATAAAATTAGATACTTTGGTGGTATTAGTACCAATACCCCCATCATAATCCAACCCTGAAATCAACACATTGCCAAAATCCGTCATAATTATTCCGCTATCATTTCCACAATAATTTTTTGATCGTCAATTATTGCTTCAACTGCTTCCAAAAGAGTTATCAATTTTCCAACAGATATCATTTCTTCTGGCTCTGATTCTTTATCTTTCAAAATAGTACTCAAAGATAGCACTATTTTAGTCGTATGTATTCTTGCCATAAATTCTCCTAAATTGTTGGTTGGGCAACTTTTTTCATTATTTTAACAGTAGAAATAGAATGATTTACAGTTAAAACATTATTACACCAATCCAAATGAACATTTGAATTATTAGATATATCGCCATTTAATAATTTTACGCTTAAAGGATACTTAATTGTTGAATCAACAATTTTTGCAATCTTTCGAGCACCATATTGACTATCAGTATTTAGTGAAAGAATATGATCTATTAAATTTTCACTGGGGATGAGCTTAATGCTCTTATCCTTTAATAAAGATTCAATATCTAAAATTCTTTCATTAACTATTCTACGAAGGCTAATATCGTCCAATTTGTTAAATTCAACAATACCAGTGATTCTTCCACGAAGTTCTGTTAACATAAATGAATCAACTGCTTTTGAAGTTTCACTCTTTCCACTATTATTGGTATTGAATCCTAAATTCAATTTTTCACTTTCTTTAGAGCCAAGATTGCTGCACATTACCACAATTGAATTTCTGCAATCAGCTACTTTTCCAGTTGTTCCTGTAATTTTGCCATCATCTAATAATTGGAGAAGAATAGTAAAAATATCAGGATGTGCTTTTTCCATTTCATCGAACAAAATTACTGAATTCGGATGTTTGATAATATCATTAATAAGTTGACCTTCGCCTGTCCCGCCATCACCAAACCCTACATATCCAGGAGGTGCTCCAATCAAACGAGCAAGAGTATGCTTTTCTTGAAATTCACTCATATCATATTTAAGTAATGACATATTCATATGAGCAGCGATTTGCTTGGCGAGAAATGTTTTTCCTACGCCAGAAGGACCAGTAAATACATAACTTCCAATTGGTTTATTTGGATCACGCAGACCAGATTGAGCAATAATCAAGCCTTCAGATACAGAATCAATAGCGTTATCTTGATGAAATACTTTATTTTTTAATATACTTCCAATTGTCAAAATATCCATTGAAGTTTTTGTATCAGTATCTTTAATATGAATCCCAGTGATTTCTGAAACTTCAGCAACTATAGATTCTCTATTAACAATTTTATTTTTTAATGATAAAACTTGAGTTCTTGCGCACGCGCTATCAATAACATCAATTGCTTTATCTGGAAATTTTCTATCAGTTTGATATCTTCCAGTTAATTCAACGGCTGCTTTAATTGCATCTTGATTAATTTTGCAATGATGAAATTTCTCCATGGAAAGTTTATTGCCATTAAGAATCAAAATAGTTTCTTCATGAGAAGGCTCATCGATATTCAGAACCCTAAATCTGCGCATCAAAGCAGAATCTTTTTCAAATGTTTGACGGTATCCTTCCCATGTAGTCGCTGCTAGAACTTTAATGTTTCCGCGAGAAAGTTCTGGCTTCAACATTGCTGAAAAACCAACACCTGATTGACTCTTTCCTTCACCAGCATCCATCTGATGAGCTTCGTCTACAAATAAAATAGCTTTTGGATTTGCAACTAATTCTGAAATAATATTTTTGATTTTTTCTTCAAAATCTCCGCGATATCTGCAACCAGCCAGCACACCACCCACATCCAAACTAAAAATAATCTTATCTTTTAGAATTTTGGGTACTTTTCCAATATTAATATTGTGTGCCAAACCTTCCACAATCTGCGACTTTCCCACTCCAGGATCGCCAATCATTAAAACATTGCTCTTCTTCTTTTTTGCCAAAGTATGAGCAATACTGAACAATTCTGTCTCTCTGCCAATAAGAACATCATAATTCTTTTTTACTTTTTCGTTAAGATTAATACAAAATTCATCCAAAGCTGATTTATTAATATCAACAGCATCATTCATTTTTTTAATCATTTCCTCATCAATTCCATATTTTGTCATAAAATAACTGGCATATGATTCAGTATTTTTCAAAATATTGTTAAATATATCATAATGTGAAATTTCACGATTATTTTTTCGGGCGTCAGTTGCAGCATTAACAATGATCATTTGAACTGATGCAGTAATTTGACCAGTCATAACGTCTGGATTTTCATTAAAAATTTGATTTTTCAATAAATGGGATTGAGATTTGATGTAATTAAAAATATCATTTAATAAACTTTGAGTTTCAATACCTTGATTATTAAAAAATTCTTTTACTTTAGAATTTTGAATTGCTATATATAAAATATGTTCAGAAGTGATAGTGGTTTGATTTAAACCAATAGCCAACTGAAAACTCATATCAATGATATTCTTAATTAAAAATGATTGATTATTAAATTCTGGCATGTTTTGTCCTTTCGATATATTTAGATATTATCATTGTTTGGCGCGATTGTCAACAAAATATAGCGTGATTGTCAACAAAATATTGAAGATTTAATTCTAATATATAAAATTTCTCTTTTTTTGGTTAATTTATCCAGCAATCCTTCATTTGGGATATAGAATAATGTTCCAGATTTTGTTTTGGGTGGAATTACGACTCTGATTCTCGCATTATCTGGACCATTAAAAACTTTTTCTCCACCGAAAAACAATTTCCAAAAAGGAATTGATAGAGACCTAAATAATTTTCCATTCTTATATAAGTAGTTTGGTGGAAAGTCAACGATAACTTTAACTTCCAAAACACTTAAAGAATTTTCTTCCATCTGAATATTTCTATATTTTATAGTGTCATTGCTGATAATTCCAGGTGGAATTTTTAATATGAATCTACGTTTTTCATCATTAGATGAAAAATATCTGTCACAACCCAAAATAGAATCTTGTAAAGATATAATAACTGTTACACAATATATTTTTTTATTTTGAATAATGGCTTGCAAACAATCTTTATATTTTTCTTGTAATTTTTGAAATTTTTCAGTCGCTTCAGGATCATTTGGATTAACATCTGGATGGCATTCTTTGGCCAATATTCGATAAGCACTTTTTAATTGGCTATTTAATAGTGGGGTTGAATTTGAAATAGCCATTAGAATTTACCTCGTTTTAATCAATTTTATATTCCTTTTCATTTTGGGTTTCTTCACAAATTTTAAATTTTACTGGCGGAATGATTCCGTTAAAGTACTTTGGACTCCCATCTTGTAATTTCTCTCTCAACACATTTTCTTTAACTAATCGTTCTACTTCTCTCCATGCAAGATTTGATCGAGATTCACACAATGATTCTATTTGAAATATAAAATCTTCTTTTCCACACTTTTCTATTTCAGATAGAAGCCACTTACACGACCCGCAATAGTTTTTCCAATTTGATTCTTTAATTATTTTTTTTCTATTTTTTTTGTTTTTGACTATTTTTCTTGTTATAGAATAAAAAAATTTTTTGCCGATATATTGTCTATTTGTAGAGATTTGAGTAATTCTATATTGAAATCCAACAAATTTATTTACATCAAATTTCCATGGGGCAATCCAATGACCAGTATCTAATATATCTATTTCCATATAAGTATTTATACAAAAAAAGAATAAACCTTTGGTTCTTCAAAAAAAGAAATGGGGCGAAGCAAACCAATAAACGAGTTTTGACTGGCGCAGTGGAGCGGAGCGACACGAGCCCAAGGAAAAACGAGTTAATTCCTTTAGCCTTTGTCTGTATTGCGAAGCAATACAGGGCGAAGCCGAAGTCCAAGAAAAATAATACCAACATTTATATAAACAAATATTTAATCTCTTGAATTAGAGATATAATTATGGCCAGTTCTTTCTTTTTAAGAACACTATTTATTTTTAGAGTTTATATATTTAATTTTGTCGTAGAGCGAACATTCGCTTCGCTCTGTTCGCCTACAAAAAATACTAATTATAAATAAAATTATTTCGTGCTTACGCACTCAATAATTTTTTAATAATGATTATTTTTTAATAAAACGCTTTAAAAATTTAGATTTATTTAAAGACAAGAACGCCATTGGGCGTCTTTTGCGGAAAAATAATATATCAAAATAATATATTATATGAGAATTTTAATATTTCAAACTCCACAACGATCACTGATATTACAACCGTCTTATAATACTATTTGCATTATAAACTGGACACTTTTTGTGTATAAACCCAGCGTATCTTCTTTGAATTTTGGGATGGCTATCCTGTATCCCTCAAAGCCTGTATTACGACTTATATTAATAATTTTACTAACAGCGCAAAATATATAACAGTTCTCATTAACATTATATATTTTTGTGGGTTATTGAAGATTATCTTATGTTCTTTCCCACTCTATTCTGTCACTTTACTCAAGCCATGATAGCTACTATTGAAGGTTGGACCCGCCTAGTAATTCTTTACCACTGAAATCGAAACTAAAAAGACATAGTTTGAAAGTCGATTACTTTTATTACTCAAATTGTATTATTTCGCCATGTTTACTTCACCATAATTTAAGCCATAAAAGTAATTGTTTACTTCACCATAATTTAAGCCATAAAAGTAATTGTTTACTTCACCATAATTTAAGCCATAAAAGTAATTGTTACTTGCCATGTATCTTCCATATTAATTCTATTTATACTACCTAAACATCAAAATTGCTATACATTAAAAAAAATATTTTGCTCCCTCTATTTGTGAGACAGCAGCATTGGGAAAATATATATTTCTCATATTCATTGCCATTTGCTCAGTTGGAAGAAACATAATATTATTTAAAAATATATTATTCCTAATACTCGACCTAAGAAATCCTTGATATGCGTGAGATAATGCATGATGCAACTGCAATTCTTCCATATCAAAACCCAAATCTGTCATTTTTTTATTGCAAGCTGGCGGGACATTGTAAGCACCTGACTCAGCATAGTGAGCATAATTATTATATTTATTTAATCCCTTAATCTCAAAATTCATTTGAATCATATTTTTTATATGCTTAAATGGATTTCCAATATTATTTTGCACTAGTATTTCTTCTTCTCCAATGGTTAAACCAACCAACATGTCATATAATTCAAAATTAGTAACTGTGGATTCAATTTTATTTGGTTCATTATAATAATTTTTGCTCCATGGAGAATGTGTTGTCATCCATTTAATTATAATAGGTTGATCGTGAGTTTCAAACCTTTTTGATATTAATAAATTTTCAGTTTTAATTCCTTTTAAATTTAAATATGCAGCCAATTTGCTTCTTTGAATCTCTGCTCCCATTAAATATAAATCAGCGAAATCCTCAAAAATATTAGTATCTAATTCAGCCCACATTTCTGCATTTGTGTCTCCAAAACGAAAAGCAACCATTGTTGTAGTATCGCCATATAGTGCCATATTTGGATTTAATAAATGCTGAATAAATTTTTGAAATGGAGGATATACATATGTACTATCTTTCCCGCCATATGAAATTGATTTTAAATAACCTTTATCTGATTTGGATAATGATTTGGGTTGTATTGACGTAAATCCGCCTTCATTTAAAGAGAATGTGCTTATTTTTAACATATCTTCAATTAGATCATTGCCATACCCATAATTTGCTGCATCGCAAGAATTAAAAGACATAAAATCAAAAATTTCTGTCTCTTCGTCTATAAATACAGTCCAATTTTTTTTATTTGGAAAATGAGAAATGGATTTAAATGAAGCATGAGTAATAATTAAAATTTCATATTTTGCTGGTCGTCGCAGATATTTTTCAATTGATCCTACTACTCCTTGGCCAGCAATCGTATTTTTATAATTTATAATACGATGTGGTGTATTATTTAATCTTTTAGATATTTCATTTTGTAATTCGAGGGATGGACAAACGAAAAGAACTCTCATTTTCTTTTTAATGAGTTCTTTTGACAGATTTAATGCAAATTCTGTCTTTCCTGATCCACACAACGCTGATACAAATTTAATCATGCTTTAATTATAGTTTATTTTTATAAAGATGTCAAGATAATTAATTGGGATAATAATAAAAAGAGATAAATTTATTTATTTTATTTTCATATAATTCAGCGTTTACTAATAAACATTTTCCATGAATTAGTATTTCATTGGGAGTATTACAAGCAGTTTTTAAATTTGTTGAAACAAAATCAAAAATATCAACGACTTCTTTTGGAGACATATTTTCCATATCTTTAATTGCTTTACCTGAAAACATAGATACACTAGCATAGTCGTCATATAAATCTTTAATTTTTAAAGACCAAGTATATGAAAAACCATTGAAAGGAAAAACCATATATACTCTACCATAAAATTTGGGATTATAAGAATTTCCAAAACAAAAAATGCTGTTTGATCTTAATGCTGTAAATCCTGCTGCCTCAAGTTTCACATCTACTATATATTGAATGTTCACAGGAGTATCTACTGGTGTTCTATATTTAACAGGATTGTTAATTAAATATGGTTTATTGTTTTTTATGCCTCGATATAGCATATTTCCAGTTTCTTTATAAAATTTAAGTATATCTGAGCAATTGATTTCTATAAATTCTTTTATCGAGTTGAAATTTAAAGGATCAATTACTTCAAATATTTTCATTTTAGAATCCTACTGCAAACCAATTGAAAGTCCATCCTGATATATCAGCGTCAAAATGAAGTTTAAAATTGGCCGCAGAAGAAGAATAAGAAGAAAACATCACAAATCCATCTTGACTTGCTGATAAAATAGATCCAATTACTGATAGTACTGTATTAGGAAAAGCAATTAAATAATTAAAACTTCCGTTTGGCGTGCTGAATCCGCCACTTCCAGTAACAGTCCCCCATTGCAAAATTAATCCACCAGGTAATATTTGGTAACCTGCCACTGATCCAGTGGTATTAGTTCCAGTAAATGAAGTTGATGATGGAGATAAAGACTTTGCTCCAGCTATATTACTCCAAGAAGTAGTTCCGTTTCCATTTGAAGTAACTGCTTGCCCAATTATACCAGCAGATGGCGGAAGAATGAAAGCATTTGCAGATGAATAATTAAATGTAACAGGATGTTGAAAAGATGCTGGTCCCACAATTGTAGCATTTCCAGTAACATCTAATGTTGATGTTGTGGTGGTTCCAGTAACATCTAATGTTGATGTTGTGGTAGTTCCAGTAACATCTAAAGTAGAAATATTTGCAGTTAGATTAACAGTCAATGTATTTGTTGTTGAACTACCAGAAACAGATAATGGACCATTAATTATTTCGCTATTGGCATTAATATTATTTACATTTAATATAGTTGGAATATTTATACTGGATCGATCAGTTGAAGCATATAAATTTAATAAAGCATCAGTTATACCATGGTTATTGAATAATATATGGCCGTCTGCCCCAGGCACATTCCCTGATAAACTTCCAATTGCTACTAAATTATTAACATAAACAGTTCCAATTAATGAAGAAATTTCTGAAGGAGTGTTTCCATTTGTAGCAGCAATCAGAATATTGCCACCATTATTATTTTCATTTAAAGCAAGAACCAAATTATCTTTAGAATCTAAAGTTATATCAATTTGATCAGAATCTCCAATAGTTAGTTCATTTATGTTAAAAATACCACCAGAAGCCAATCCTAAAGTTGGTGAAATTACAAAATTTAAACCAGGTCTAATATTCCCAAAACCATCAATTCCTGGTTGTAATATTTCTTCAGTTGATATAATACCTAATAATTGATTATTTGCATATAATTCAATATAATAAATTTGATTACCATTTACATTAATGGATTGAACTACCAAACCTTCAGTCCCACCACCAGATGCTCCTGGTGGGCCGACAAGAATCCATTGATTTCCAGACCAAATATAAAGTTGATTAGTTATAGTGTTAAACCATTCATCTCCTCCTATTGGACTTAGTGGAGCGGTTTCTGCGCTGGTAATCACACTAATGGAATTAAATTCGTTACCATTCCAAAAATTAATAGTATTTGAAACACTATCATACCATAATTGACCAATTAATGGATTTGTTGGAGGAGTAGTGCTTGCAAAATTTTCTACAATATGAACCAAGTCAGTATTTAATATAGTACCGATGGCAGGATATTTGTGGCCCATTAGAGTTAATCCGCCATAAGAAGATACCAATTGACCATCTGGGATTGATGTTAATACTGTTCCATTAGTTTTTAAAATTTCATATGCCATATTTAAATCCTTACGCGATTAATGAAGATAATGTTGAAATTCTTAGTGTGTAAGTAATATTGTATAATCTATTGGCGCTTTTTAACACAGGAGAATAAATGCAATGAGTCAACAGTTGCCCGTTAAAGCTAACAAGTCCTATTTCATCAAAAGAAAATTGACTACTATTTAAACTACTTGCATTATCAAACGCAGTTTGCCCAGATGGTTCATTATAATCTAATTGACAAGAAACTACAATATCAGTATATGCTTTTCCAGGAATGTGATTATAAACAATGTTATTATTGATAGGATCCAAATTAGATGAAAAATAATTATTGATAACTTTGCTATAAGTTTCATTATATAACGTTGCTGAACTTCCGATAGTATTTGGTGAATTATATATTATAATTCCTGTATTACTAACTGTTGTTCCTCCGTTTCCAAAAGCCATAGTATAAATAAATCCAGGACCAGAAGTTGCATTTAATGGTCCTGATAATAAACTTTGAGCAATAGCAACAGATAAATTTTCAAAATTTATAGCGTTGGTTTTTTCAACTAAAATTTCATTAGTTATTGCATCTGTAATTTTAACATGACCAAAACTCATTGGTATTTGTTTATTCATTTTTCACTCTCTTGTTAAGGCAAACTTTTTCAGTTATAATTGATGAGTTACTATTTTTTTCAGTTACTTTAATTTTTAAATGTTCAGTAACAGATATTGCTGGAAATTCATCAGGTTTCATATTCATATATGTATTTATACTGGAGGAATAGTCCCTTGATTAATTAAAAAATTTGAAATATTAGAATTGGTAGCAGCCAAATTTGAATTTGAATTATTATACCAAATAAATTCTCCTGGATTGCCAGGAAGTTCCCGATCATATGATGCACTTATAACTTGAATATTAGCATTGGCTATGTATATATTTGGAACTCCTGTTCCATTAACTCCTCTTCTTAATCCTGATAAAGTATTTCCAATTCTATCAATATATAGATAAGTTATACATTCTCCATTAATAAACAATTTTCCGCGGGTGTTTGTTAAAGGGTTTGGAGTTATAAATCCAGCCACATTACTCGCTGAAATTAGAGAATCAGTTGAATATAAATTTTTAGATAACGTGGTTATGGCATTGGCACCAATACTATAATACGAAGTTGGTCCAGTTGCAATAATTTGTATATTGCTATTTAATGGAGCAGTAACATATAAATATAATTTATTGGCTTGTATATTCCATAGAGAAGAATCAATAATATTTCCATTTATTGATACAGTTCCAGAATCAGAAGATATCGACGACCATGGAACTGGAAAGATTCCTAGAGAATTTTCAGTGTTAAAATTATATTCTCCAATTGGTCCAATCTCTATTGTATCTTTAAATATTCTAAAACCAAGCAATACTGAATTTGCATTAAATGATGGATTTGGTGTATTTGTTGTTATTGCTTGAATATTAGCTATATTGGAACTTAAATTTGCGCAATTTGAATTTTGATACACAGATATGTTTAAAGCATCAAACATTTGCCCTGGCACCAATTCTTCTGGATAATGACTTGATATACTATCTATAAAATTTCCTCCAGCAATATTGATATCTTCTGCTCTAGTTCCTAAGACAATATCAGTAAATTCACTGGTGATTTTGTTTTGTACTTGTGATTCTCTTACATGACGCGCAATTCCATTGGTTACTCTAAAATCTCCAAAACTTCCAATGAAAGTATTTGCCCCATTTTTATCAGCACCTATTGTAATCAATGCTGAGCTGTTTATTCTTGGTAATTGCATACTATTCGAGTTATTTATAATATATTGTGCAGGAATTGGAATAGCAGCATTAACGGGTTGACTTTGAGAAACTCCATCCAAAAACAGATAAAATTTATTGTTCTTTCTTTCTGCACTTATAAAGTGAGTAACATTTGGAGAAAATTCATTACCATTTATGGAAAATAATAAAGAATTGTTATTAGTTTGTAAAGCATAAGAATTGATATTGCCATTTTCTATAGCTGTTATAAAACGAGTTTGATTATAATTATTGGCTGCAAAAGATTCATTATTTGAAATTTCAAATAATGTCTGAGGATAGTTATTGCTTATAGTACTTGCAAAAAATTCCACAGTGAAATCATTATTTCCAAAATTATAATTTTGGTCCCCAGCAGCCCGAATATATCCTGGTGTGCTCATGTTTATTCCTATTGATTTAGTTTTACGGAAAAATTTTGATTGTTTATTAGAGAAGAATCTACAATAACATTTCCAGCATTATAGTTTACAAGCTCTAGAGTTTTAGTATTCCATGATAAATCATTAATTAATGTTTGCGAATTAATTGAATTAAATGTTATTGACGCTGGACCTTCATTATTAAAAGATTCAAATCCAAACAACAAAGGAGTATCTATTATATTAAGATATGGATCATTCTCTCTTGGAAATGGACTGGATGGAACATTAATATTTATAGCATTATAATCATAACGATTAATATTTTTGGTTAATCTGATTTCGTCCATATATCCACAACATACATTCCCTCCAATAACATCAGCACCTAAAGTTAAATTTGAATCGGAAAAATTGTAATATTGCATTATACTATTTATTAATTGCCCATTCAAATACATGTATAGATTGCTAGAAAGATTTCCATTAATATTAGTAGTATATCCTTGTGCAGTAATAAATTGCCATTCATTTTGTGGTAATGGTGGTAAATTATATGATAACAATGGCATGGAAGTATTTGATCCCAAACAAAGATTGCCATTATTTTTATATATTACTAAGCCAGATGGGGAATAGTAATAATCTCTCGTATCTACCATAACCATGATATTGCCAGCATTTAAATTGCTGAAGTTAACGAAAAATTCCAATGTAAAATTACTAGAATTGATACTCAGAGCAGAAATATCATCACTCATTAAATTTGCAGATATATATTGTTTAGTTTTGGTATTGAATGCTCCAGATGAGTTACCAAATCTATAAACTTCGCTGGATAATGCAGAACTGGTAATCAATCCTGGCCTCCAAGAAATATTTAATGAAGTGTTTGCTGCAAAAGAATCATCTAAATCAAACAATGAACCTGTTGGAACAGAATATGAATCAACAAAATTTTCATTTTTTACTATTACACCAGAATAATCAATACCGTCCATTAGTAATCTTGCTTGATTGGCAAACATGTTGGAAGACGGCGAATATTCTGCTGTTATTCGGTTCATTGCTGTAGAAGTTGCAATTGCCATTGAATTTGCTACTCCCCAAATATTTGCATCTATAATATTTGCGCTGTTGGCATTGGCAACTAACGATTGCATAAATATTCCAGAATTTGAATTAAATAATACTTCTTTGGCTGGATAAGATGTGTTTGCAGTTAAATATTCAATTTCTTTATTAACTCTATCAAATCTTATTGTGGTATTGAGATGCCTAATCAACTGACTATTGTTAATATAATTATCATTCCAAGGAGCATAAATTGGTTTCTGTAAAGTTAAAGAATCAGAACTAACAGAACCATCTGGTGTTCTAATGAAATTGGCACTATTTGCTATATTAATTTGAGGCAGAGCAACTTTTCCATTTTGATAAACTGGTGTACTAATACCATTAACATATGAATATTTTAATCCATAAGGAATTCCGTAATAAGTTGGCCCAATTACATATGGATATACTGGTTTTAGAAAAATTGAATCGACAGAAATAAAGTATGCATATGTTCCTAATGGATATTCTGGTGTTGTGCAATATCTTCCATTATTTTGATCAAGACTACCAAAACCAGGAACATATTCATAATCTTCAATATATTCTCCAGTTGGCATATTATAATTTGCCAATTGCAAACCATTAACAATTGAAAATCCAGTTTTATCTAATCTAGGAGTAGTTAATAACTTATAACTGCTAGTGTTAATAAAAATTCCGCCGTCTCCATTATTTTCTACATATCCATAAGGACCATATATAGGAACTCCGTCCCAAGCATATCCTAGTAATGGACTATGTGTTAAAACATTTTTATTATATAATAAATAAGGATCTGATAGATATTGGCAAATTCCCAATTCATTTGGTAGCCCTATACCAGTATCTATATTATTTTGTTGATCTAGCCATACAGTATTAATTGTAAATGTTTGTGAATTTATTAAGTTTCCAGTTTGGTATAATGTTTCCATAATTCCACTATTTGCGCTGTAGAATGGCACACCGTCTATTGCAGAAGCAATAGGCCCAATGTTATTGGGAACAGTATTAAAATTAATAGAATCAGAATACACATGCTGTTTAAATCCAAAAATCCAATCTTGTGATATACTATCATTACTTTGAGAAATAATAGGAATGCCAGTTGATGTAATATAAAAAGAATCAAAATCAGCAGCCATTCCAACATTTTGGCCAAATTGACTTAATTGCAATAATCCGTTTGGTTTTACATTATCGCTGTAATTTAATACAATATTGGCATAATTTTCATCATACTGTGCTGGCAAATCAAAATCTACAGTTCCAATGTTTCCATAATCATTGGCAGTGTAAGTATCATAAAATGCTCTGATACGAGTATGAAAAGGAGTAGATTCATTTACAAAGTCTTCAATAATAGATTGATTATCAGGTTCATATGATCCTTGAATATTTAAATTTCTATTAATGTAATTGACAGTAATAAAACTAGTTTTAAATAACCAATCAAGATTTTTATTTTCATGAATGACATATTGTAACACTGCATAAAATGCATCGTCGGCTGCTGTTGTTAAATCTTTGCTTCCAGTTAAAATATAATCATTTAGTATTTGAGTAATCATACGAAGTTCAATGTATGGATCATCATCAAAAGGAGTAGTATCAAATGCGTCAATGTCAAATCCAAAATCATAAATATTCGACAAAAATTGAATGGTTCCGTTTTGAATAAATATAGGATTTAACTCCAAAATATCAGGATTTAACTCATTGGAAAGAACTTTATAAATTATTTTATTGTTATTTCCATTGGTATTAATCTGAATAATATCATTTATATTGTATACTATGCTTGGTAGTTCTCCAATATTATTCAAAACAAACATTGGAGTAGACTTTACATAGTTTGAAGAAAACCAATCAGCATATTTCCAGTTATTGGTTAAATTATATAATTGTACTTTAAAAAATTCCCAATTTCCATTAATAGCTTCTACTATTGACCATCCAGCAGGAGATAGAAGATCATCAGTAGTCAATAAAATTTTATAATGTTCTGGATAATCATTAATATTTAATTCATTCAAAACATCTCTGTCTGGAATTTGTTGCAAAAATCCAGTAGTTGGAATAGGATCAGATGCACTTAATAAAGAAATAACTGATGATGATGCGACTGCCAAATTTGATAAGTTCTGATTTATTACAGTAAAATATATATTTGCTGCTTGTATTCTATCAACAAAAATAGATTGTTGAGGATTTATTAATATTCCTGTTTGCTGATTTATTGGTAAAGTAATATCTGGTACTAATTGATTTAAATCAGTCATGCCACTCAAACTATCAATGAATTTAGAATAGATTGGAGTTTTATACCAAGATTTTTTCCCATCATTGCTGATAAGGGCGAATTCATTATGTAATTGATTATTTCCATTTGCCACAACATAATCTATGTGGAGAATTGCTGTATTATTGGAAATAAATTGATTGATATTCCAAATAGATATAACATTATTATCAATAGCAGTAATCATGGGAATTCCAGAATTTTGAATATCAGATAATGATGATATAAGCTGATTGGTAGAAACTGTATGCAAAGAACCAGGTATGGATTTATTATAAACCCAGAAGCCATATATTTTTGTTGAATTATCAAATGTATATGGGCAATTAATATCTATGATGAATCCATTTGTGTCATTGGATATATATGAATTGGGAGGAACAGAGCTTGTAACCCATTCATAAACTTCAATATTTGAATTTGGAAACCAAGTATTCCAATTTGCAGCGCGTTCAGATATATTTCCCAATTGTGCATTTACAGTTTTTAAATTATTAGTTTTGAACCATGTCATGCCTTTTTGGTGCGATCCCCATAAAGATGGACCAAAAGCTTCAAATGTTTTTTGAAGACTCAATAATTCCCATAAAGAAGAATTAAATATGCTGCCACTTTTTCCAGAAAATAATGCTGCATACAATTGGTTATTGTATATAACTCTATCTCCCATATTATATAATGTTCCAGGATTCCATTTTTGTGTATTATAATTAGCAGGATCATTATCACAAATAAAATCCAGATCGCTGGCAATTGCTCCTGGTAAAATTCCAGCATTTAAATCAACTATTTCTAAATCAGAAAGTTTAATATTTGTAATAGAATCATAAATCCATGCTCTACTGATGCTAGTAGAATCAATTGGAAATTCTTGAGCGGTTGCTACAGTCCAGCCATGAGCAAAATTTTCATTGTTAAATACTTCAACTGATTTTGTTGGATTGTTACTATCTATCACAAACAGATTTGTAATATCTGCGGCATATATTATAGATGGATAGTTTATACCAGATATTGTTTTTGTAAAAACAACAATTGGTTGCAACAAATCAGAATTTGAATGTATCCAAGATCGATTGGATTTCAAAACTTGATAAATTTTTAAATTCTGAGAATATTGATTGGTTGTTTCATTGAAATTAGTATTTCCGCCATCATAGTAAGTGCCATCAGTGGAATCAGGGGTATTTACTTGATTAAATCCAATATTTTCAATTTCTCCGAATAAGTCAGATGCAATCCATTTTATATTTTGACCAAAATTGGTGGAGTTAATTGAATTTGAATATAAAGTATTTGTTAATGTGAATTCACTGAATAATGGTCCATTATTAAATAATGGAGAATCTATATTCCAAAAAATTAAAGCTGGAGTCAAACCTGAAGTATGCAACGTCTCATTTATAGTCAATATAATATTTGAATTTATTAGAGTCGCTGTAACTCCAGAATAATTAGATAATGAATTTATATTTGTTAGTAATGATGAAATATCCAAAGAGGTATTTGTTGTTATCCAATTATTAATTCTAAAAGGTAAAATTGGAAAAGTTAAATTTGCTACTGGTACATTTTTTTGAGTTTGAACTTGGGTGTCTAATGAATAGCAATATATAACTCCTTTATTGAGTTTATTATTTATTGTGCTATTAGGACTTCCCACCAATAATTGATTATTTTGGATAGCAACAGAAGCACCAAATTGAGAATCATATGAATTTGGTGCGTTCAAAATTTGAGATAACTCAAATTTTAATGAATTTAGCGATGGAAATGTTTGAGTGTATACACCAGTTGTCGGATTATATAAGTTTTCAATAATTCTTCTGTATATAATAACTGCACCATTATTATAATCAGGTGCTCCAACTGTTATTACTTCTCCAGTTGCATCACAAGATATTGACGCTCCGAAATTGGTATTTGATCCCAACGGAGTTACCAATGTATCAACCCAAGCATAATATTGAGAAAGACCTTCGACAGAAACAGTAGTACCCACAATATTCGGAATTGGATTTCCAAATAAGAAAATATCAGTTGGGTCGAAAGGATTAACAGAATAATCCATATGAGGTATTAATATAATTGGTATTTCGTTTGGAACTGACACTGTTACAGTAATGCTGTACGAATCAGCATTAAAGATTGGTGTAGTAACTTTAATTAATGTATTATTTGGAGGCTCTGCCAATGTATATGAAGAAGCATTAGCGTTAGTTTTTAATTGATACGCATTGATTCCCCCATGTCCTGTACCATCAAAATTATCAATAACTACATACAGCCAATTTCCATCATCGCTTATGGCTAAATTCTTTCCAAAATTTGCACCATTTAAATATATCGCTGGAACAGCGTCTGCGCTAAGAATTTGAGTTATTTCTGGGTATAATCCATTTGTATTATTTTTGATAATATATATTTGACCAATATTATTAATATTAGCAGTAGCATTAGAACTGGTTGCTGTTGCTACAGCAAATCCGTTAGCGCACACTACTGCTGATCCAAGAAGAGCAGTATCTGGCCTAATAGTTTCAATATCATAGACACTTCCACCAATAACAGATACCAAAATATCAGTGGAAGATATATTTTCAGTCAATTGTCTAAGTTCTACTAATCCATTATTTCCTATAGCTGAAGGTTTTCCAGACCATAATAGTTGATTAATATCATCATACGCAACAGACGTAATTGGTAATTGAAAAGCAACATCTGGATAAGTTATTTGATTAGTATATGGAGCAATTAATTCATATTCAGCCCAAGTAATGTTATCTTTATCCACATATCGAGTAGTATCTGATAATGAAATATTGCTTTCTGCAATAGAATTGCTTCGCAAACTTTTGCTTGTATAGATCGAAGTTGAATTCCATGCAGGATTATAAGTGATAATATTTCCATTTAATATATTATTGCTAGTGGCAACAATTAAATTTGCGTAACCATTTTGCAAGAAATAATCTGAAACTATAAAAGATCCTTGTATTGATATGTTTGCAGATGGATCAACATGATCGATAATGATAACGCTATTAATAATCGCATTTATATTTGATGTTAAATTAAAACTTAATGTTTGTGGGTTAAGTTGAGTTATAGATAAAATATTAGTGATTGCAGGAGAAAAAGTAATAATATCCCACTGATTTGGGCCAGCAGATATTTGGTTTGTTTCTAACCAAAAAGAACCATTATTTTCAGCTATTTTTATAATACTATTTTGAGATGTGCTGTTTATCAGAGTTTGCACATTAGAAAAAAATAATGAATCTTCATCTGATTTTTCAAAACCAGGAATATTTTGATAAGATTGAGTTATTAATCTGCTAGGAATAACAGGACCAGCAGATTCAAATGAAGAAGTGGTTGCTTTTAAATTCCCAAAATTTTGAATAAAATCGTTGGTCCAATTTATAGATTTTTCATATAAATTAAAAGGAACTATTTGAGTTGTTGTAGTGTCTTCAGAATTGGGAGAAGATACAAAAGAAATAACTAATGGATTTTGAGAATTTACAGTAGGCGGCAAACTCACTTCTCCATATCCAGTTCTACTATCTGAACCATACTCTCCAACTTTCATAGCGTATTCTTCATTAAGAATAACTTGCGTATTTAATCCAGGAGTAGATCCTCTACTATAACTGTTCAATGAATTTAGAGTTCCTTTTTCTTTAATCCATCCTCTATAAAAATTAGATTGCGCTGACAAATCAATATTCAAAGAATTAAGCCAATCTCTCTCAATATAACCAATAGTATTATTGCGAAGAGAAACCAAATCATTAATATATGGACGGTAATTTGGATCATACGCGTGACTATAATCAGTCGCTTTTAATGAGAGATTTGGTAAAATAGAATTTGTAAATTTTGTAGTTATTAAACTAAATTGTGAATATTGAAAAGTTGATGATCCAATAATATTTGTTGTAGCTACATAATTTGAATTTTTCCATTGAACGATAGACCCAATCAAATAATCTTGATTTGGATTCCAAAGATTGACTTGATTTGTGCAAATCAAAAATCCTGGAAAATCTAATGAACCAGTCCAATTTGCAGTTTTTTGTCCAGATATTTTCAAACGCAATTGTCTATTTCCAGTTATTGGATCATAGATAGTATCATTAAACGAAGATATATTGTTAATTGTAAATCTATGTTCATAATTTATAATATTTGCACGAATGCAAGAAAATACTCCTCCACCTTGATGAGTAATAGTTACTGTGTTTATGTCTCTAAAAACATCTAAATATTTTCCATCAATAATGTTTCCATTTACATCCAATAATAAGCTAGAAGTTGAATCAGTTAAATCATGTAATGTTCCAGTTAATGCATCATATTCTATGATAGAAGCTGCTGGATTTATAATTAGTGATATATTTTGAGAATTGTTCCAATTTACTAAACTCCACTTAACAAATTGCAAAGCAGCAGCAGCATAATCAATTTTATCTTGAGTTGGATTTGTATTAAAATTTAGCCCATTGGAAATTAAAAATTGTTCATAGCCAGCAATAAAATTAATTACTTCTTGTTGTGTCCCAAAGATAGTGTTATATGAGACTATGCTAGGGTTAGAATCAAACTGTTTGGGGTAAGTAAATAAATTTGGAGATATGCCAATAGTTGGTCCAGAAACAAATGATAGCGCAGGATATATCATAAAATATGGATTTCCCTTATCATACCCAGAAATTTGATATCCTTGCCCATTTGCAGCCGTTGTAATTATTATACCACTATATGTTAGAACACCAACTGGAGAACTTTCATTTAGGAAAAGAGAGTAATCCTCATTGGAAATTAATTCAGCAGCTCCAACGTCATTTGGGTTATTTGGAGTTGCTAACACAGTCAAATTATTTGCGTCTGCATATCCCCCCAAATTATATACAAGATTTACATTAGTATTATCGATGGCAGTTCTTAGTAAAGAAGGATCTTTTCCTTCATTTCTAAGATATTCAATTGAATAATTAAGAATACTATTTATTTGAGCCAATCCATTATTATCTACACTATTAAGTGCAACTTGTTTAATGCTTCCCAATAATCCATTTTGAAATCTAAATTGATTTAATTCAACTGTTGGAAGATAATTATTGGTATCCCATAAAGTGCCAAGCATGAACAAAGGATTTTGTAAAATTTTTGATCTTAACTTTGAAAATGGGTATATACTGCTGCGCTTCCAAGCAGTTTCGACAGGGCCGCTGTCGCCAAAAACAAAACTATTTTCAGCAGCAGAATCATTATAAGTCCCAATAATACTTTGATTTGGATTTAATAGAATTCCATATGAATCAACAGGTATAACTGATAAAACTGAATTGGTATTATAATATCTAATACCATAACTGCTTGTTGTTATTCCTGATGGATTTCTTATAATTCCATTTGCAATATCGTTCCATAGAATTAAGTTTCCTCCAGTATATGGGCCTGGTCCATAAATTGAATCCCACCAAGCTGGTTTTACAGAGATGTTTAACATTTCCCATGGTCGAGTATTTGGATTTTCGCTATCATAAAACCAATTATAAATTCCGCGCCAGTATCCCAATAATGGTTGGCTATCTGAAAATTTATCTAAACTACTACTCCAATTCCAAGTAAACATATTATTGGCATCGTAGAAATTGGTATAATTTATATTATATTGTGCTGCCCATTCAAAAAACATTCTTTGAGAAATAGTTAATTGTTCAGAAGGAGAATACGGAGAAAAATCATATGCTAATTCATTTCTGAATCTACCATTTTGAGGAACATGTGTTTGTATGATATCAGTTAATAATTGATTATTAACCTTTAAGTTATTGTAAACTCTTATTTCATAATCCAATAAAAGATTATCACGATAATCATTGAAGCATTCAGTTATGCTACCATCGTGACCTTGTAAAACATTACGAGGAATTTGATATGTATTATCTACATAAATTTGCGGAACATACGCAGCAGATAATCCAAGTTTGGTGGGTGTTGCAGGAATAAAAGAACCAGTGGTATTTGGAATTTCATAGATTGATAAATTATCACCAGTATTAAGAGCATGAGTGATGGTCAAAATATTTCCAGCAGTATAGTAATCAATGTTATTAATAAGCTGAGAGCAATTTAAATATACTTGTAGTGCTAGATAATTTGGTTGATCCCAAATATAAGTTTGTTGTAAATTGAAATTAACTTTTTTAATACTAGAAATGGTTACATTTTGAACATTTCCTCCCCAGAAACACATATCACTAGTATTCCACGGTTGAGAATTTGTATAACCAAGAGCTAATTGTTGCAATGCTTGATCAACTGCTTGCTTATTATTAAGATTTTGAATATTTGATATTTGAGAAAATACATTAATTAATTTCTGTTTGAATATAATATATGCATTTCCAGCAACTTTAATGGCTTGATCAATATCAAAATTATTATTAGTTAATAATAAAGTTGGTAATATGCTTAATGATTCATTGAATAATATGCTTCCTGGTGTTCCTTGAAATTCATTTAATTGAAGATTTATTATATCTGAAGTATTATTTGAATTTATATTAGAAGTTGTTGCATGATTTCTTATATCACTCATGCTAAATGATTGTAAATTTTCTCCCAATGAATTTGATTCAAATGAGGGAGGAACGTCATACCATGCATTGGCAATAGGAGTAGAGCACAATATTTTTATAAAAATCAAACTGGTCGCTGTTATTGATGATGATATTGTGACAGTAACAATTCCGTTAGATTCAGCCACAGAAAACTCATCAGAGGAAAGTTGAATTCCATCAACGAAAACTTGTGTTTGAAAAGCATTTGGGGTGCTTTTTATAAGTAACTTTCCAGTAAAATTAATTACATTGGACCCAACTGCAACCAAGTTTTGATATAATTCTAAATTACTATTAATATATTGCCATGTGTCATAAACATTTTCTATTTTGGTTATACCATCGATAATATGTGCTCTTCCAGACACAATACTTTCTGGAACATTTTCAGAAGTAGTAAATGAAAAAGAATCAGTAAAATAATTGTTATTAAATATCACATCATTTAAATTTCCAATTGGTCCGTAAGTAAGCGGCATACCTAAAATTGGATCATTGGGGCCTACCCCAATTTCGTAAGAAAATAATTTGCTTCCAGCAAAACTGGATTCAGGATAAACAGATATATTACTAAAACTAATATTATTTAAATCAAAAACATCAAACAATGGTGATTGATTTATTGCTGTTTTAATTTGAGAATCAATTTTCCAGTATGATCCTCCCCATGAAACAGTATTATCTACATAAGTATTTCCGCTGGTTATAAGAACACAATTGTTATTTGTTGGTATTTCTCTTTGAGTAAGTTGAATTACTGGAATATTGGTAGCGATTGTAAAATTGTGTGTGAATGGAATCCAAATAAAATAAGTTCCTTTCAAAGAAAGACCTGACAACACTAGTACCCCTATTTCATTTTCATTTGGATTAATTGAAATGAAGTCAGGAGCTAGTTTCCAATCTTCATTAGTAACAATATAAATTCCGTTTGGAATATTAGATTGATTAACAGCAAGAATTCTATCTCCAACAGATGTTATGTACCCATCTATAGTTTGTGATCCAAAAGCAATAATATTGGATGTAGTTGCTGCTTGAACTGGATAAAGTCTTGAAAGTTGAGTAGTAATAGAAGGATCGACGAAATTTACATCGTAAATTGCATCTCTAACTGTTTGATTTTTATCAGCAGCAAATATTACAGAATCTCCATCATTTAATTGAAATCCATCTACTGTAAAATTAGTTGTTCCTTGAATTATGGATATTGCATCAGGAGTATAAGCATCATAATAAGTTGCAGGAGTTAAACCTACTTTTCCATGGCCAAATAATACCATTGGTATGAATTCTAAGATTGGTCTAACTGCAAATTGAAATTCAGAGTTATTCGTGATAGATAATATTGAAATAATTGCATTCAGAGTGTCTTTGTGAACCCATAAATTGCTTCTGGACCATAAATTTAAATCTACCGCAGAACGATTAATGGTTATATAATCTGGTGGATTATTTTGATCATTTGCAAATGTTGGAATAATTATATTTGATAAAGGTATGAGTATAATTTCTTCTCCAATACCTTCAACAATTGCAGGTTCTGAAGTATCATTAAATGAAACAATCATGCCATTTAATAGTTTTATTCCATTTAATGTAGTGTAATTTGTTTTTCCAATAACATTGGTTGATATATCATTGATTGCAATATTGCTAGTCCAATACCAATCATTATTTGCTGCAAGTGATTTTCCCATCCAACAATAATTTTGATAATTGATGATTTTATCTGTATCTGTAAATCCTTTCCAGCTATACACTCCAGATGTAAGCAATCTATTCCAAGAGCTTGTAATTGATTCTTTGTTGGCGCAAGTATTTAATAGATCAATGAAGTTTGAAATATTTGTAATGTTATTATTTGAATCATAAGTTACAAATGCAGGTTCTAATTGATAATTTTGCCTTGGCGCAGTGGATTCTAATAGATATGATCCTTCCAATAATTTACCATTATTAAATTGACGACCGATAAATCCATCAAACCTTGCTAGTTGAGGGGCGCTGGTCAGTAGATCAAGAGTACCATTAAGGAATCTCTTATTGGGTATCGTATTTAAATATGGAGGAAGAAATGTAGATGTGGTTGCCATAATAGTATTTATGATTGAAAATACCGTATATCAAGAATATAATTATATTTGCTTAGCTAATCCTCAAATTCAAATTGTTTAAAGAAGCAACAACTGATACATTCTGAACAGTTGCAGAACTTATAAATATTTCATATGGGTTGCATAAAATTTGTTCAAGAGCACCATAAGACAAGTTGCCAGCACTTGGAACTAAATGAATTGCGCTAATAATATTTCCCATTTGACTTAAAATATAATTACTTAATTGTGCCCAATAGAAAGTTTGACCAAAGCTAAAATTACCAATAGAGAAATAGTTGTTGACATTATTAATGACTTGACTTGCAATTTCTCCAGAACCAATAGAAATATTTTGATTTGCTACAACAACAAAAGTTGCTTGAAGTGAATAGTCTGCTTTACTCCCAAATAGTGGAACGAACTGAGCGGAGTTAAATATAAGCTCATCTGAAATCATTTTGAAATTAGTAAGCGTTGAAAAATCATTACTTAATGTATCAGTTGTTGGTGGAGTTGGTTTTGATATTTGACCAGTTTGGTCAGTAACATATTGTTGATAAGCGGTTGCATAACTTGCTTCCAAGCAATACATATCAATAATATTTGCAGGACTTGGATCAATTCTTCGTGAATCTGCTGCATTGTGCTGATATTGAAATTTTAAATTCTGGCGACCAATATAATATGAATAAGTTAATGTGTCTCCTGGATTGTTCAACATGGTTTTAGAAGCAACTGCCCCGCTTCTAGAAATTTTATAAAATGCTTGGTTAGATGATGAAAAAACAATAGTTCCATCAGCATAAGAATATAAATTGTTATTAATAATAGAAGGGGAAGTAACAATTACAACTTGAGTAGTTCCAGATGGTATTAAAGTGGTAGTATTTTGCGAATTATCAGTTACCAAAAATATAAAATTATTATTTCCTACACAATCATTAAAGAAAAATGGATTTATTGGTATACCAGTAGATTCTATACCAGATGATTCAATAACAACGCGACTGGTATCAACAGTGCCATTTATTTCGTTAACTGTTGCTGAAACATCAACTGGTATATCTTGAGTTAGGCCGAGATTTAATGTATTTACAGGAGCACTATTTGTTTGAAGAACAGTTATAGTATCAGTTAATGTTGTTGAATTAATGGGATCATAAACTTTTGCATTAGAATCAAAATAGAATGATGTTTGTATCTGACTTCCAAAGTAATATGTATTTTGTCGTTGATAAACTGTAAAATTATTTGGTGATGTGCCAGGAACAAATGCTAAAGTCCAACTATTAGTTACAGTAGCACCAACAGCAGTTGGAGCAATAAAACTTGATCCATAAATTGCTGGATTAAAATTTAATGGCAATCCTTGATTGATAACCCAAAATGATGGTTGATTATTAATTATATTTTCAGGATGATATTCCAATGAAAATGCATTACCAGCATTTATATAATTAATCATATTTTGAATTACATTTTGCGGAAGAAATGGACTAAAGAATGGCAAAATATTGCTTAATACTGCGCCTAATGGAATTTTTTGAGTCAATAATATTGCTCCAGTGCCGTCAACATTTACACCATTCATACTAATATCATTTCCAATACCATTATTTACTGGATTTCCAGTTATGGCTGCATAAATATATGCTTTTTGATTAAATGATAATGTGGATGATGTTTTGGCAACGATATTATTATTAGTATCAAACGCTTGCCCAAAAGGAAATAGTGCTGATGGTCCAGGAGCAGTAAATTGCAAAATATTTCCAAGAGAAGTGTTTAAATATCCATTAAATGTTGGATCAGACAGAGTTATTAAATTTCCAGTTGCAGCATTGCTTAACCATCCGCTACTGGATGTGTTATCAGTTAGCACCATATTCCATATGATATTATCTGTTGGTGAAATTAAAGGATAATTATTTAGAATAAAATTCAATGTGCTGCTACCAGAAATTATATTGGCAATTTGTGTTTCTATGATGGAAGCTAAATTATTAATATTTGAATAAGTATAATTATTAGTTATAATACTGGAATCCAAATACATAAATCCATCATCACCAAAAATATTTGTACTACTATATTTGCCAGTAGGATCAATAACATCTAAATATCTGCTAACTCCGCTGGATGTTCGATTTACAGCTTTGATTTGCAATAAATTGCTGAATTGAGTAAATGGAAAAGAATTATAATCTTGTCCATTCACCATTCTATTTTGAGAATAAAAACTTTGTGGGGCTTTTAATTTTATATTAGCCAAAGTTTCAGTTCCAGCACTATTTCCTACTGTATATTGTAAACTAGCTCTGACTGTAAATAATTGGTTTCTATTGGTTTTACTATTATATGGAATAGATAATGTGATATTTGACATTTCGCTTGGATTAATTCTATATGTCAAACCATTAGAACTTCTAGTAAAACATATAAAAGTTCCAATAGGCATTGCTCCAAATACTCCATCACCAAACACCAATGTTACTGCATCATTTGTATTATTTGTAATAGAATAGATTGTTTGTTCAGTTGTTGGTAAATTATTAAATGTAGTATTTTCTCCATATATTGCTGGGACTTGTGACCATAAAGTTAAACTTCCGTCTGAATTTAACTGATATAACCAAACATCTGAGTTATTGATTCCAGTTGCTGCCAAACTAATGGTAGTGTTTGGCAGTGGAGAAGCTATGTTAAATGATTGTGATGTTAAACTACCTTGTTTGAAATATAAAAAGAAACCAGTATTAACACTACTATATCCCAAGCCATCAGTTTCGTATAATAAATTGAATTGAGATGAATTTTCTGGGTCAACTTCATAAATATATGATTGGCCAACAGATGTTGGGTTTACAATTTCAAAATTCATACTGTCGTTGTCAATTATTGCATTGAATGTATATGGAGGAATTTGGCCAGTTGATGTAGATACCCCATATTCAGAACAATTTATTCCATTTATGATATTTGAATTGCCTGGATTTCCAATAGTTTGTGAATTTACCAATATTGCATTTACAATGCTGTTCCATTGGTCTAACCAATTTGTATTAGTATGATCGTTCCAATTAATAGCAATACCATTTAGATTATTACCCAGACTATCATATACATTTTCATTAATAGAAATGCTATTAATTTTTAAGTAACCATTTGCTTCTAAATTTCTAGTAGGTTGATAATTTACTAAATTTGCAAGATAATTTACTGAATTTCTTGTTTGGGCAGTAGAAAGAAAATTTTCACGAGCATTCATATCAAAACGAAAAGACATGCTTTGACCCATAAATGCTATGAGGTCAACAAGAGCAATATATTCGCTTGAATTTATGTAGTCATTAAAATTCTCTGGATTATGTGCTTGCAGATAATTTATGAATGATTTTCTTAATGTTGCAAAATCATAACTGGATAAATCAGGATTGCTGAACGACTGATAAATTTTTGTCCAGTCTTGAACACCAAAATTTGTCGTTATTTGAGATGACGTGGCCATATTATTATTTATGCTATAAAATCGACTCAATTTGGGTATTATTTCTAAAGCGATGTATTATAATTTAAAATTAATTGATCTGTTTCATCTGTCCCAACATATTGAATTATGGTAGTGACTACTATAGTATTTTGCGATGGCGACACATCAACACTCAAAACTACAACTCTTGGATCACTGTTTATAATTTGAGAAATATTTGCTGCAATATCATTAACATCTGTAGGAGATAAATTTTCAAATAACTTCTCCCAAACAATGCAACCAAAATTCGGCTGCATTACTCTCTGCCCTCTTCTAGCCATGAGAGCATTCATTAAATCTTGTTTTATGAGATTTTTTCCAGTCAATGTAAATTTTTTTTGAGACTTGGAATTAACTGTGGAAAATCCGCTATATATTGCCATAATTCACCTTGTTTATGAGTGCGATGCCATTACATTCGCAAAATCTGCTTGTTTATAAGTTAATCCAGGATCATTTGGTTTAAGTGGATTAACTACAGTTACAGTTTTATTCATAGGATCCACTGCATTAATTTTCAGTTGAGTTTTTACATTTCCTGGACCTTCTGGTACAGTTACAGTAGTTCCACGAGTAAATTGTTGTTGTGTGTTTGGGGGAATAGAATTTATAGTTGGTTGTGTATTTGCTTGACTTGTATTAGCAGTAGTAGTCCCAGTTGGTTTCATGGTTCCTAGTTTTGGAATATTCATTAAGCCAGGTAAGTCTTCAAATAACTCATAAATTCTCATTTTTATCACCTATTAATATTTAGTTTAATGCGGATAAAAAATTGGCAAGTAAGTAACATCTTTGGAAGCTGTTGATTCAGTGGCGTGCAAAGATGTTATGGGATTTAATTGTGGCGCTGAATGTACAGGAACTCCTGGCCTATTAATAACATCTTGCTGATATTGTGTTAATGGTTTTGGAGCAACGATTTCTAAATTATGACTATCATTAATTCTTATTAGCTGCAATTCTTGAGTGAAAATTCCTTTATTAATTTTATTATTAACATCAATTATTTTAAATTGTCCACTAAATACATTTCGTCTAAAAGATGTGGTAGTGTTATCGACCTTTTCAATTAATCCTGTTGATTGATTTAAATCTCTTGGAACTAAGAAATTTAAATTTATGAATATCTCCCCGCAATTAAATTGTATTCCTTGATTATTGTTAATTAAAAACCAAGGAGATAATGTAGAACCACCGGAAGGATTTACAAACAATCCATCTTGCTTAATATAATCTGGATCGCCGTTTATTTTAAGAGTTGATTGAATCATTTCAGCAGGAGCATAAATTGTGGCTGCGACATCTGCTGCTGTATTTCTTTCTGGACTTTGTTCTCCAGCAGTTCCAATATTTTTAGCACTATTTGGAGCAGCAACTTGAATAATTGGAGAATTAATTGGAGTATTACCAGTAACTAACATTGCAGAAGTTTGCGTTGATTGGGGGGCAACTTGATCTTTTGCAGGTGTGGGTGATCCGCTCCCTTGCTGTTTGGTATTAATATTACTCTGAGCATACGTCAAAAATGAAAATTTAAAATCCATATCGAAATCTAAAATTTCAGTATTTTTTCCAGTTAGAATGTAATCATATTCTTTTACTACTCTTAATCTTGGATCATTATTTGGAACAGCTAATAATCTTGCATTGTCTATCATATATGGCTGAACATAATATGTATATTTCGCTGCATAACATCCTCTTTTATGATCATATTGCGCACTGGAAGGAATAGTTATAGTGCCATCATTGGAAGTTGTTGGTATTGGCAAAAATTGCATTTGAGGAATAATCATAAACCATTGAAATGGATAATTTAATTGTGTGATTAGTGACTGAATATCAGAATCATCTTTTGCTGATGGTCCTATTTTATTTGCTTGAGTAATAATATTATCAATTTTTGATTGATATGTTTTAATTTGTGTAGTAATATAACTGCTATTAATTATTATTGCATTTATACAATCAATTATATTACTTCCCGCATTAAATCTAATTGCATTTTTCCCAGTTAATTGTCCACCTACTGTTGCTTGATTTGAAAAATTTGCTGAATCAGTGCTATCAGAAATTGAAGTTACGTTAACTGTTTGTGTCGTGCCATCTGGAAGATTTTCAGTAACTTGAGTTGTTTTCAATGTATTGGGATTAAGGTTTCCTGCAATGTTTGATGCTATATTGTTGATAATAGTTTGAGTTCCAGTGCTGGCAGGATCTCCCATTTTTGAATCTTTAGCTACAATAGTATTTGACCATACAGGATTAACAACTAAATAAGATCCTATATCTATGGTTCCGCCATTTTTTTCAGAGCTTATCATAGGTATACCAATTACTTCATATTGATCAGCAAATTCATATGTTCCGTCTTTAACATATTGTTTTTGGTGTTCATTCAATGCCCAAGTTAAAAATCCACAGAAATCAGCGACTGTTGCTCCCCAAGTTTCTATATTTGAATCTACTCTACCACAAGCTTCAAAATTGCTAGTTTCATTATAAGGAACGGCTGTTACTTTATATGTTGATCCAGTGCTTTGTGCTTTTATTTCCATATTTAATAAAATGATTGGAATATATTTTGTAGTTCCTGCAATTATATCTGATGTTCCATCATCTTTATACCCGCGAAATGATAATTTTATTAAATATGGTAATTTGGTATAATTATCTTCTCCCAATTCTTTGCAGAAATCAAATAATTCTTCAATTAAATCCATTCCATTTGGTTCAACAATAGTCCAACTTAAATCAGTTACATTGCTTCCTCTATTTTGTTGATTTAATCCTGTAATAGTATGCATTTCAAAATCATCAATGAATAAATCACGAGCAAAATATTTAGTGTCTGAACCTGGAACAGAAGTTTTTATTGGACCAACTCCGCCAGATTGACAAATTATGTTCCAGTCTGCTGGATTATATTTTTGAGTCAACATCATATTATTATATTTTTGTGGAGTAGTTACTTGAAAACTAACAAGAGGAGTAAAACTTGAATATTCTTTTAAAAGATTTGGTTTTAAAGAATAAGGCACTGTGGTATTGTCTACTGGTTGCGATTTTTGATTTTTATCATCTTGATTTGCTGCTGGTGCTTTAATTGGAGGATTGGCCAATGAAGCAACTTCAGCCGCTGTCGCAGCTTTTCTTTGTTCCAGAGTTAATGCCATAAATTAATTCTCCAACGCTGATTTTAATGCAGACGCATCAGGAATATATATTTGTATCCCTGATACAAAATTTCCCAAAGGATCAGATGCCAAAATATTTGGATTTCTTTGAGCAAAAACCCACCATAGATTGGGATCTCCATATAAATCATTGGCTAATAAATCTGGTCGAAGATTATAAGCATGACTAATGGAAATCAATTGATCTGAAGGGCTGGCAGGGACATATCGTGGATTCCATATCCCCATGATTCCAGTTGAACTAATTTGCGTGTTATAATAAGCACTTGAACTCAAATATGTGGTAGTCATAATTATTCTCTATGAAATTTATACTGGAAAATAGCTTCCAGTTGAGCTTCTTCGCATTAATTGCCTGTCAAGATGATCCAATAGCAAGGTCATCTGATTAAGTTATAGGAGACACAGTAGAATTATTACTTGATAATGGCAAAGATTGTAATGGAGTAGTCTCCAGAAAATTATTATCTAAACTGGTATCTCGTTGTAGTGGTATGGTAGTTATCCCAGCATTAGTTGGAGTTTCAGTAACAGAACTAGCAGTTGGAAATGTTGGATTTGGACCAAGTAATCTTGTTTTTCCATATGAAAAATCCTTCAAACCAAAAGCAGATGCATACGCCCGACTGAACATTGGTTGAAGATTTACTGAAATAATCATTTGGGCTGGAATTTTAGTTAGTTCTCCATTTAACCCTGGAATTGCAATTGTTAAATAATCAACATTATCAGGATATGAAGCAGTTATATTGGTTACGCCTACAGGAATATTATCTAATCCTGCAAATCCCATTCCAGAAAGACTTACAACTAATGGCGGTGAACCTCCTAAGTTATAAACTCCCAATGAGTCACCTGAATCATTTCCAGTAAACATCATAGTTAAACATCTCAAAAAATGTATAGCAGCAATAACATATTGCCCTTCGTAAGGAGTTCTAACTGGAAAATTGCATGATAAATCAATTGCTTTCATTTCACTATTTTTATAAGATTTGAATGCAAAATTACTATGAACTACTTCTGTACTATCATAGTTGGCAGAATAAGAAATATCAACTTTTGGTTGAAATGGAAATACAAGACCACCTGTTGCTGCCAAAATATTTAATAGATTATTTTTTGGATCATTATAAAAAATTTTCGGACTATTTGGAAACATACTGATACGAACTCTTTTATCATTTAAACTATTTCCAGAATAAGTAACTGTGGGTGCAATTTTATTAACAGATGACATATTTAAACTATCGAGTCGTAAAGAAGATGGGTCAGTAAATGATGCGCTGGAATTAATACTCATTTTTTTCTTGACCTCCTTCTATAGAAAATATATACTTATTATATAAGTATTTATGCAACAAAATGAGGAACAATTATGAGAAATAGAAGGCTATATAACATAGCGAAAATACAAAATATGGAAGGAATGGTAGCAAGCACATTAGGTAACTTTCCGTTGGCACCGGAAAAATTGGAAGAATTGAAAAAAGAATATAGTATATCCCACAAAAAATAATTGACCGGTATAATAAAAGATTAAAAAAGAATAATCAGCCAGAACTTTCTAAAGAAGAAATTGAAAATATATATAACGAATTGGCAAATAATTTAAAAATTAAATAGATTTTCGGGGGACACCATCAAACAGAATTATTTAAATAATAGAGATATAATGAAAGAAATTCATCTTTCAAAGAATACGTTTTGTTCATTTCTAAACAAAGAAACTGATCACCAATATGATATAATATTATTTGACACTAAAGAAATAAATTATCAAAATATTATTTTAGCAAAGCAAAACAAAGTAGCCAGAATTTTAAGAGAAACTGGAGAAAAAGTAAATATAGACAACTTACCAACAACTAATTTAGTTTTTAGAATTATGACTTGGGAACACATACCAATGCTTCCTCCGAAAATTTCTAAATCAGAAAAGATGTTGGCTGAAATTGTTCCAGGAAAAAGTATAGATAGATTTTTTGATAGTGTAATTGACAATGATGATTTTGTTTTAGAAGATGAAGATGATGATTTGGAAAGTTTAAATATTGTGCCGCTGAGTAATTTAAAAGCTGACCATATTAGAATTAATTTCCCTCCGTTTTACAATTATAGATTTGATGAAAATAATATTTTGCGTGTAGTTGCTAAAAGTCATTGGATTGGAGATTTGGATAATGGACAATTTTGCAAGACTCACGGATATTTTACAGATACTTTGGCAAGAATGATTATGAAATTAACAGACAAATATGCGAGTAAAGGAAACTGGAGAAATTATTCTTATGTTGAAGAATTTAAAGGTCAGGCAGTAATGCAACTTTGCCAAGTAGCCCTTCAGTTCGATGAATCAAAATCAGCCAATCCTTTTGCATTTTTTACATCTATATGTCATAACTCTTTCTTACGAATACTAAATATTGAAAAGAAAAATCAGCAGATACGAGATGATCTGCTTATAAAAAATTCTATGAATCCCAGCTATTCGCGCACAAATAAAGATATTAATAGCTATGATGGTGGATATGAATAATTAGACAAAATATTTTTGATATTACTCAGATTCCAATAAGGAATAATTAAAAGAGGAATTTTATTTGTTTTGCAATAATTTAGTTTAATTAAGTCTCTAGATTGAATTTCATATAAATCTTTAATTTTATCTTCTATTGATTTTGATTTACTACCAAAAGAACCTACTTTATAATGCTGTATACCTTGATATTCTATTAGACCAATTAATTTTTTATTATTAAATAATGCAAAATCAAATGGCAGTGGTTTTATATTTTTGCAATTTTTAAAAGAGTATTGGTATTTGAAATTCATTTTTAATTCTTTAAGATTTATGCGAATTTCTCGTTCTCCTTTTGATTCTTTACACACAGGACAGCCAGCGCCAGATAAATGACAATTTGGTTTCTGAGTAAACTCACCATGTTCTGGGCAACTTATAATAACTTTTGAATGAGCACCTATATAAATTGACTTGCTATAATCAAATTTAAAATTATGTTTAATATTGGCTTTTCTTACAAATTCTTCAGTTGTTAATTTTTTGCAACCAGAACAACTGGGACACCCAAAGCCATTTAAATGATTTCCTGCCATTTGATTAAACTCACCATGAAAGGGACAAGTAATAGTTATTTTGCGATTTCTACCAATATAAAAAGAATTATCATATGAAAAGAAAAAATTATGAATTTTATTAGCATCATTAATAAAATGTTCAGTGGTTAATCTATTTAAATTGGCTCGATAATTATGGCCGCACTGAGGGCAACTATGCCCCTTCAAATGAATTTTTGCTATTTGCTCAAAATCGCCGTGAAGTTTGCAAGTAATAATTACTTTGGAGTTTTTACTAGTGAAAATAGTTTTTTCATAAGAAAGCAATTCATTATTATGTTTAGAAATAGACGATAATATGAAATCAGTAGTTGTATAAATACGCATAAGCTGATTGTTCCTCCATGAATGATTAGAGTCAGTGGATGGGCTAACATCGTGACTGACATTATTTATCTTGACAAAACATTACAAAGGACTTATCATCGAAGTATGACCAATTTATTTAAAAAAGCAGCAATTTTTACTGACTTGCATATTGGACTAAAAACAAACAGTCTTGTTCATTTGGAAGATTGTAAAAATTTTGTTGAATGGTTCATACAAAAATCTAGCGAAGAAAACTGTGATATTTGTATATTTTTGGGAGATTTTTTTAATAATAGAAATAATGTAAATTTAATTTCGTTAAATTATGGATTACAAATATTAAGATTGCTCAGTGATGCTTTTGATAGAGTAATTGTTCTTACTGGCAATCATGATAATTACTATAAATCCAATAGAACCATTCATAGTATTGCTTGGGCAGAACATATTCCGAATATTGAAATTGTTAATGATATATATACTGAAAATGATGTTACTTTTCTACCTTGGCTAAATGAGCAAGATTTTTCTAAAATAGAAAATATTAGATCAAAATATATATTTGGACATTTGGAATTACCTGGATTTATGATGAACAGTCGAGTGCCGATGCCAGATGTTGGAGATATAAAAATTGATCAGTTAAAACAAATTGAAGAAGTTTATTCTGGCCATTTTCATATGAGACAGCAGCAGAATAATATTCATTATGTAGGAAATGCATTCCCTCATAATTTTGGGGATTCTGGAGATGATGATCGAGGAATGATGATTTTGCCATATGGAGGAACTCCGAAATATATTTCTTGGCCGAAAGCTCCAAAATACAGAATAGTTAAAATTAGCCAATTGGTTGTTGATCCATCATTATATTTACCAATCAATGGTTATATAAAATTAATGTTAGATTCAGAAGTGTCATATGAAGAAGCTGCATATTTGAAAGAAACTTTAGTAGATGAATATTCGTTAAGAGAAATGTCATTAATATCAATGAAAAAAAGTACTTTTTCAGAAGACTTGGCGCATGGAGGTAATGTAGCTTTTCAGTCAGTTGATACAATTGTTCAGTCACAACTTGGTGCTATAGAATCTCAGTTTTTTGATAATAGTTTGTTACTTGAAATATATCGTGGGATTTAAAGGAGTAATATAATGAACGTTTTTGTTTACGGAAGCAATGAAGCTGGAATAAATGGCAAAGGCGCTGCGTTGGAAGCCCGTAAAAATTGGGGAGCAATTCAATTTTGTGGACATGGAATTCAAGGAGTTGGAATTGATGGTGGATCATATGCGATTCCAACAAAAGACAGATATATAAAAACATTACCGTTGAATAAGATAAAAGAATATGTTACAATATTTTTAGAGTATGCAAGAAATCATTCAGAAGATACTTTTATATTGACTGCGGTTGGTACTGGATTGGCTGGATATAGTCATTTTCAAATTGCTCCAATGTTTAGAGGAGCATCTGAAAATGTTATATTTCCGCTGGAATGGTTACCTTTTCAAGAAAAAGATAATGAGGAATAATGGCAATAATAGTTAAAAATTTGACATTACGAAATTTTCTAAGTATTGGCAATGCACCGCAAACATTAAATTTTAATCGAGAAGAGTTAGTATTGGTTCTTGGAGAAAATTTAGATATGGGTGGAGAAGATTCTGGAAGCCGTAATGGATGCGGCAAGGCGCAACCATTGACATCTAATATTTTAACAAAATCTGGTTGGAAAAAAATGGGAGATTTATGTTTAAATGATTTGATTATAACACCAAAAGGTAAACAAGCTAAAGTAACAGGTATTTATGGTCAAGGGATGCTTGATACTTATCTTATTACTTTTGTTGATGGAAGAACAGTTGAGGCTTCATATGATCATTTATGGAAAACTTATAGCCATAAATTTACATCAAAAAAATATATTAATAAAGAAAGTATTTTAACTACAGGCGAAATTATAGAACATTTAAAAAAATATGAAAATAAAAATCCTTCAGCTTATATTTACACACCATTAATTAAACCAGAAAATATATCGGATATATGCTTACCTATCGATCCATGGTTATTAGGAGCTACTTTAGGTTATGCAGGATTATCAGTATCATCTAGTGTTACTTTTACTACTGCTGATGAATTTATGAAAAATAAAATGAATGAAAAATTAAATTCTGAATTTAATTGTTCGTTAAGTTATAAAGGTAATTCGACTAATTTATATGATTATAGAGTTGTTAGTAATAATAATTATGAAAGTAACGTTTTAAAAAATCCAAATAAATTTAATAGAATTATAAAACAATTGAATTTATGCGGAACGCATAGTGATACTAAATTTATACCAGAAATTTATAAATCTTCTAGTGTAAGGCAAAAAGAAGAATTACTTGCTGGATTAATGGACACTAATGGTTATATTGGAAAAAATGGAGGCTTCTCTATTTGCACAACAAGCAGACAACTAGCAAATGATATTACATATATTGTTCGTAGTATTGGAGGGTTAGCTAGAATTTTTCATAAAAAAAATAAAACATATAGTTATAAAGGAAAACGTGTTCCTTGTAAAGATTCCTATAATGTAAATATTAGATATTATAATATGCGTAACATCGTATCTCTACCCAGAAAAAGAGAAAGATTATCAAAAAAATATCAATATGAAACACAGTTGCGATCACAAATAAAAAGTATTGAATTTATTGGCAAAAAAGAATGTCAGTGCATCATGGTTGATGATCCAGAGCATTTATATGTTACTGATAATTTTGTTGTAACTCATAATACTACTATAATGAATGGATTGAGTTACGCATTATTTTCATGGCCCATTTCCAATATTAAGAAAGAACATCTCATTAATAAAACCAATGGTAAAAATATGTTAGTCACCATTGAATTTGAATCTGATGGCAAAGAATATATAATTAATCGAGGCTTAAAACCAAGAGTATTTGAATTTTTTGAAAATGGAATTAAGAAAGAAGAAAAAGATATTGCTTTAGATTTGAACGATACATCACAAGGAGATAGTCGGGAAACTCAAAAAGAAATTGAAACAATTTTGAATATGAGCCATGATATGTTTTGTCAAATTGTTGCATTAAATACTTATACAACGCCTTTCTTATTTCAAAAAGTTAGTGACCAAAGAACCATTATTGAACAGTTGTTGGGAATTACTTTACTCAGCGAAAAAGCTGAAAAATTAAAAGAAGAAATTAAAATTGCAAAAGAAGATGTGTTAAAAGAAGATATTCGTATTAAAAGCGTCCAAGAAGCCAACAAGAGAATACAAGATCAGATTAATAGTTTAATTAGAAGGCAGAAGTTGTGGGAGCGTTCTAAAAATGAAGAATTAATTAAATTGGAGAAATCTATTGATTTCCTTTCTAAAATTGACATTGAAGAAGAAATAAAAATTCATTCAAGTTGGGATGAGTATAACACTGCTGCTGCTAATAAAGAGCAATTGGAACAACAGAAAAAACATTATGAAACTTCATTAAATAAAGAAAATAAAATTTTAATGAAGTTAAATGACGATTTGCTTAGTTTAGAAAATCAATGTTGCCAAACGTGCCATCAAAAAATTCATGATGATGTGCATAAAGAATTATTATTAAAGATAAAAAAAGAATATAATCAAACCGAAAAAGATATTCAACAATGGTATGATAAAATAAATGAAGTGTTGGCTTCTTTTAGTATAATTCCCAATGTTATTAAACCAAAAGAAAAAGTATATAATGCACTATCTGACGTTTATGAACATAAAAATAAATTAAATCTTTTGATTCAACAGTATGAGCAAAAATATAATGAAATCGACCCATATAAAGATCAGATTTCAGAAATGCAAAATACTGCGATTGAAACAATTGATTTATCTACAATGAATGCTTTTTCAAGTTTGGTTGACCATCAAGAATTTTTAATGAAGTTATTGACTAATAAAGACTCATTTATTAGAAAGAAGATTATTGAACAAAATCTTAGTTATTTAAATATTCGATTGGATTATTATCTAACAGCATTGGGACTTCCGCATACAGTAATATTTCAAAATGATTTAGATGTTAATATAAGTGAATTGGGAAGAGAATTGAGCCCTGGAAATTTATCTCGCGGAGAAATGGCGAGACTTCAATTGGGACTATCATTTGCTTTCAGAGATGTTCACGAAAGCTTATATCAAAAAATTAATCTTTTGGGATTGGATGAAATGATTGATGCTGGCATTGATGTTTCAGGAACAGAATCAGCCATTAAACTATTAAGAGATATGTCTAGACAGCAAAACAGAGATGTTTGGATTATTAGTCATAAAGATGAATTGATAAGTAAGTGTAATAGTGTATTAACTGTTACAAAAGAAAATGGATATACTTCGTTTAATTTTAATGAATAAAATATTATTTTAATTTACAGAGCAAGTCTTGTTTGATTTGCTCTTTATTTTTGTTCCAATCTATTTCCCAAATAGTTATTAATTCAATTCCATTTTTATTTGATTTTATAGCATTATGATTCCATATTTCTTGAGCAGCCAGATGTGATAGAGCAGGCAAGCATTATTTGGATGCATTCCCATTTATGCTTTTTCTGAACTGCTTCCCAAAGCAACTGCATTTGAGCCTTGAGCAAAATAGTAATTACTTGTTGTTCCATTTGCATCTTTAGTTAAAGCAGATGACGACGATTGTAAATTATTTTGAATTTGAAATAACTTGATTGCTCCTCCAACTCCCACTAAATGAGCAGCCATTAAATAACCCCCAATTTCTTCTGGTGTAGATGCTGAAGTTATAACTTTTGCCTTTTGTAATGATATGCAATGCTTTTTTGTATATAACATTATTGCTTGTTCTTGAATAGATGGATTATTTAAGAAATCAGAAACACTACTGCATGGATTTCCGGTCCAATTAGCTGGATTATTTATTGCTGTTAAATTAGTTCCAGACGAATGACTTCCTTGTTTCATTAACCCACAATCAATGAGAGCATCTGCTCCAAGTTGATATTTTCCAGCAAATCCCAATGAATTTTGACCAGAATAATTTCCACTATTTTCATTTTGTCCAATTTGCGCCAATAACGCTTGAGTTTGTCTAACAGTTAATCCGCATAAAACTCCAACTACTGGCTGGGAAGCAATTTGAGATTCATTTATTGTTTTTCCTGTTGTTGTGCCGCGAACTCCAGAACTTGTAGTTCCTGTTTGCGGTCTAACTATTGATTGGCCTGAATCATTTCCTTGAGCCGCAGTAGTTTTGATACCATTTATCTCATGATTTGGCCAAGGTTCATGAGCAGGAGCACGAGAACAAATAGAGTCAAATTTACCATTGGACCACCATACTTTACTTCCATCAGATTGAATAACATCAATTTGTTTACTTTGCTGTAATATTCCAGGATCTTTAACATTCTTTCCGCTTCCGCTATTCAAATTTATTTTAGTTCCTTTAATATTTAATACATCTCCACTTTGAATGCTTCCTGCTCCTTTTGAATCTATGGCTACTGTTCCAGAAGTCCCTAATTGTATTGAATCAGTACTGTATAGTGTAAAATCACTGGATGATCTGGTAGTTAAAGAGCCAATGCTATCAATTTGAGTCGTGTCTCCGCTATGAATTTTAATTTTTCCAATTGCATTCATATTGATATTTTTATCAGCATGAAAATTAATATCACCTTGACTTCTAATAGAAAAATTATTAGCTGAAAATATGTCAATATACCCAGAAGGAGAAAGTTCAACCCAAGCTGTTCCTTGGCTATTAATTATGTAAATTTGCCCATTAGTATCATCCATCAAAATTTCATTGCCAGAAGTTGTTCTGATTCTTATCCCTTGATCAAATCCATCGATGGTGCCATCATCCATTACAAATGAATGGCCTCCTGTTCTATATGTGCAAGTAAGAGATTTTGTTAAAGAATCTTGATTTTCTTGATTGTTACTAACTATTTCTACTTGATTAGAATTTAAAAATTCTTGAATTTGTGAAATGACACTTGCACTAGTTGCTACATTAGCAAAAGATATTAATCTACCTGGAGTACTAATACCAAATACTTGACTAGGATTTTCCCTTACACTAGATGCGCTAGTGGACCCTCTAATAAAATCAAAAGCTAGTCCTTGCATTCCTAATTGTTTTGTTTGATAAACTTGCGGAACCATTTGAACTTGCAACGGGGTGGAAGGAGATGAATTTGCTTGAGCTATTAATACAGGTTCGCTTACTGGTAATCTAAAAGGAATCTCAGATTTACCATTTTGAGTTAATTCAATATAAGATTGCAGCATTGTATGAGTTGCTATAGCATTTGCCCCAGTAGGACGCCAAATATAGCCACCATCTGTTGCACTTTTTGATGCTTTTACGGCACCAATTCCAGGAGTCATATGTGAATCCATAGAATCTCTAATACAAGCAAAATAATATCCTTGTGATGGATCACCGTTAGCAAAAATAACCAACACTCGACCATTTAAATCAGGCGGAACGAACCAAAATCCATAACTTTGAAAGCTATTCTCATATTGATTAGTTACGTCTATGTTGGTATCAACGTATGAATTTACGTCAATTCGTTGCCGTGTTTGTCCAGCAAAAGGAGAAGCATAAGAAACAGTCAACCAATTGGATGGATTATTTTCATCGCTTCCTCCAAATTGTGGGATATAAACTTGCAATCTCCCAGCACGACTGGGATCTATATTATTCTTTACAATTGCAATATATGGTCCAGGGCTATGAAAAAGGCCAGTGTTGTCTGTTCTCATATATGGAGCACTTTTACTTCCCATTCTTTTATTGGACATTGATTTCCTCAAAAGTATTTAGTTCATTAAAAAAGAGCTGGTATACCAGCTCTTTTTTATTTTATGAAGACCATAAAGCAAGTTCAGCTTGTCGTCTTCGAGCAAGACCAGGAGCAACCACTCCTCCTGCTTTATTCCAACGAAGAATTTGAGATTGGACGTTATTTAATCCATGTAAAACCATCGTTTTTAAACTTCCCAACCCAAGATTGTATCCAAAATCAGCCAAAGCGGATGCTTGGTTGTCAGTTAAGTTTGGTATAGATTCTAAGTATTTTTTGATTACTATCAAATCAGAGTTTAAAATAATATCAGCTTGAGCTTGAGTTATTCCATCGGAAAAATTTTCATTGGATAAAATCTTGTGTCCCCAACCAATTGTTAAAACTCCAGCAATATCTTGATATTCAGTTAATCTACATCCTTCAAATTCTTTTATCAAATCAATTCCTGCTGTTATGTCCATCATTTCCTCTATGATTAAATTTAATTATTTAAGTTAAATATGGTTATTAAAATAATGGTGGCAAAATGTGAGAGTGAATATACATTAGCGTAGCATCTGTTCCAGACCAGAAAGTTAATTTAACTTTATCTGGATGAAATAATTGATGCATTTTATATTGAGTATCAGCAGTCATTCCATCTACATGAGCAGATATATTATCCAAATGAGTAGTAATAGATTCAAACCTTGAATCATCTAATTTATTGTTTATTCGTTTTACTGCTCCATCCAAATCAGTAATAGTTCCAGTAGTAACGTTAAATAACGCAGGTAAATTCTTCTCAGCATTATTAAATGTATTTAATGTAGAAGTTAATGCGAATAAAGATGTATTTCCGTTGATAATTAATTGATGAGAATCTTTAAATATTTGTGTTTCTTGCGAATCTAGTGTATAAAGATTTTTATCTTCATGATTTGCAGCGATTTCAATTTGACCAAATGTTCCGCGAATAGTTCCCAGTGTTTTATTTATATCAGCTAAAGTTCCGCATGGTTTTTCAGAAACCCCGCACTGTCTATTAACAGAATCTAATGTAAGGTTAGTTCTAGTAATAGTATCATTTAAATTGTTCAATAGAATATGAGTTTGGACTAAATCAGTTTGTGTTTGAGACATTAATGATGATATTTGATTGGGAAGTTTAAGACCACTCCAAACCAATACGCTCATTGAAATAAAAAACAGAAACAGGCTTATAAAAGCAGCAATTTTTGAATACAACAAAATATTATTTTCTAACATCATTGACCTCTACTGGATATATTTATGCAAAGAAGAAAGGAAATAAAAAACCACTTGTAATAATTACAAGTGGTTTTTTGGTTTAATAAAAATTAAACAGTTGCTACAGTTGCTACAACTGGAACAGTTGACACTGGCGCTGGTGCTGGAAGTGATCCAAGCAATGCAGCCAATTCTTTAACTACAAGAGTAATATTTGAAACACTGGTGGAGTTAGTTACATGTCCAGCAGCCAAAAGTGCAGTCAAATCGTTGGAAATACCAGTAATTAGATTTGTAACAGAAACAGTTGGACCTACTGCTGTTACTAATCCAGCAGCAGCAACAAGACTGTGCTCAACATCATCTAATATTTCTGTTACTTCTGTGCTTGCACCTGCTCCAGCTTCAATACCAACAACAGATTCAATTAATGGAGCAGCAAATTTTATGGTTGTTAATGCAATTGTTGAAACGGTTGGAGCTTTGCCCCATAACTTGGTAAATTCAGCTTCAAACTTGCTTGCAAATGATTCTATATCTTTAATGATTGACATATTAATAGACTCCTTCTGAAGGGTTAACGTGTTAGTAATTATTGGCTGCGCTGCCAATGTAATTGGTTCAGTTTTATTTATCTCAGGAACTGGTTGACTCGTAGATTTTGATGAAAATAAATTAGAGATTACTGTTTTTATTGACATTGTGTACACCTGCATTAAATTGTAATTGTTCAATTAATGAATCTTTATAATAATAATTTTCAGTTTGAAGACCTGCAAGTTGTTTTACATCTTCAATTGGCTTATTATATTTTTCATTGTAAGCTCTTGGATATAACGGAATATGTAGTTTCATTTCTTTGGCAGTCACTGGATAGTAATTTTCTGAATTCATATAACGAAACTTCCAATCGTTTATATTTAGTTGACTTGCAGCAGATAAATCAGAAAGCAACTGAAAAATTTGATCAATAACTCGTCGTCTTCTTAATAATTCTACGAAAACTAAATAACTACCTGGCTTTAATTCGCTATCTGATATATCACAGTCCAGCACGAAATTATATCCTCTTTCTATAAAATCAATAAAATCGATACTTGCTTGTTTGTCATTAATCAAAAAAGACAGAACAATTATATCATCGTCTTTTCCCATTTTTGAGTTGAATTCGTCTATATGAATTTTTGGTTCCAATACATTTACCAAATCACTTACTTCAAATCCTTCAAATAGTTTCGTCATATTTGCACCTATTAATATTTATGATAAAATTATTTAATATTTCTTCTATATTATTTTTATTCCAATATGGAATAATAAGTAGAGGAATATTGTTTTCTCTGCAAAAATTGGATTTTATAGAGTCTCTAAATTTTCTTTGAATAAATCCTTTTTCGCCATCCCAGCTTTTAATAGATTTATAATGTTGCATTCCTTGAAATTCTATCAATCCAATTAATTTTTCTGCTTCAAAAATTGAAAAATCAAATGATAGCATTCTTTTATTTTTACATTTTGAAATTTTAAATTGGTTTTCAAAATTAATGTTATTTTCAAGTAAATATTTTCTAATTATTTTTTCTCCTTTTGATTCACAGCATTGTGCGCATCCTTTTGCTGCTAAATGATTGTGGGGAGTTTGAGTAAATTCATTATGACATTTTTTGCAAATTATTATGATTTTGGTATGATTATTTGCATATATGGATTTGCTGTAATCATATTTAAAATTATGAACTATATTTGCTTTATCAATGAATTC